CTCGGTGCCGTAAGAAAATCCGAAAGTGCAGTGTCTTGTTCTCCACCCAGAGATGTAGGTGAACTTGAATCCAATGAACCCACCTCCGAAACCAAGGGAGATTGTGAAGTTTCTTCTTTTTTTTTTGACTATTGTACTGGGCAATAATCGCTAGAAGTTCTGATTCAGAAGCACCATTAGCCTGCGCTTCAGTAAGCAGTGCCTTTAACTGTTCATCCATGCGTCAAAAATACGGATTATTCCTGACCCTTCTCCTGTTGAGACAAGAACTCCTGTAGTATCACTTTTGTAGCTGCCTCTTCTAGAATTTCCCTACCGATTCTTCTGCCTTTCGCTTGGCCAACAGAACGAAACTTACTATTGATTAGCTCGAACCTTGGGTCGAATGCATATACAGTTTCTGTGCTTAGGTCAAGGCCTTCAATGTCTTGAGTAACACCTTCAATAAGCCCCGGACCAGTAGCAATATCATAACCTATGAGCTCACCCTGAGGGCTGAAAACAACATTATTAACGAGTGTTGTTTGAGCCGCCTCTTCATCCCCCGCTCTTACAGCAAACTTAAATTCTCTGCCTTTGACGCTTGCGGGAACACGATAGACGCTTTGATTAGGCTTTTCTGGAACTGTCTCGCCCTCTTCACTAAGGTGGGCTGGGATTGTAACACTGTCTGCTACAGGGATAAGGTCTGTTGCTGGTTTGTCATCCCCTTGAGAAGCCTTAAGTCTTGCTGCGGCAGCAGCTTCAGAGCGTCTTGCCGAAAGGTCTTGAGCAAGCTGATTGTTTACCTGCACAAGGTTGAATGCCTTTGATGAGGCCTCCTCCATGTACAGCTTAACAGCCTTTCTTCTTTCGATGTACTGTCGAGATACAGAACCCATGTTCCCCATCTCTTCTTTAACCTCCTCATCAGACACATCAAATACCCACTCTCCACTAGAGTTGAGTTTACCATCACCAATGTTTTTACCACTGGGTAGCTCAGCAAAAATTTCTTGCTCGTTGTAAAGAACACCAGCCTCAGCAAAATCTTCTTCCGTAAGCTCTATAGCTCCGGGCTTCTGTAAATTTTTGTAGCCCGTAATAGCGATAGCCTCCATCATCTCAGTACCCCTTACGGCAAACTTAGATTGAAGGTTCGTGTCAATGTCTTCATAGATGGCCTCGTTGTTAAGTGTGCCGTCTGCAAACCCAAGGTCTGTAAGATTTTGATAGGTCGCCTCACGAGCCTTGAGTACGTCTTCATATACAGAGTTACCAAGGTTTTCCGTCATGTATTCGGTACCCTTCCATAAGGTAGAAGGAACAAAAACGTCGTTCATGTCCGCGATGTTAGACTCTCTCCAGTTTGTTTGACCATTGCCCATCACGACCTCAAGCTGTCTAGTCGCTTCGTTCCAACTGTAGTTGGCTTTAGAGTATTCGTTGTATTTATCTAAGCTTTCTGCAATACCACCCGATAGGTTCTTGTATTGGCCTTGTGCGATTGACAATCTAGTTTGATTATCTAGTGCGCTTTTAGCTGTAGAAATGTTCTTGAACTCAATAAACTCACCACGAAGTCTCTGATACTCGTCAATGTCTGATTGAACACCAGTTCTGTAAGCTTTTGTTGCAGCATTCTGATACTTAGTCAATAAAATCTGAGCACCCTCCCTGTACTTTGACGTGATTCCAGCGGGTACAGCCTCACCGAGCGCGTCGGTAAAGCCCATGGTTTGGTTGGTCTGAGCTTTTCTTCTTTCAAACTCATCAGACATGCCCTGAATGCCTTGGCTTATTCTATCTCCAATCTGAGCACCGATGCCTGTGTAGCTAATTGGTGCTGGGAGAAAACCAGTTTTAAATCTCGTTCCTTCTGCCATCTTAGTCTGCTTTTTCAAATCTAGTTACGAGCTTTCTAACAAAGCTGTGAAGTCCTGACTTACCCTTACCTGAAAGTTTCTGTAGCCGAGCAGCATCCTTTGGAGCAATAACATACTCACCTCCAGTAAGGGCAATACCCATAGACTTGCCGTCTTCATCAACTACATACATCTCATTTTTCTCGTGGCTAAACTCACCCGGTGTCTTTTGAACCTCACCGCCCTCCTCCATCACTTTAGGCACTTTAGGAGGCATCATTTTAGATAGAGCAACCCCACCTACTGCGGCCTCAGCCGCCCCTCCAAGGGCACCAGCAATGCCAGCGGAACGCTGTTGTCTAGCTTGAGCGAGCTGAGCTTGGGCTAATGCCTTTGCATCATAGCCATAATCAATGTCTCTCGTAGAGCGTGCTTCTCGTCTACCAACTTCCTGCTGTCTTGCATCAGCCAGATTTGTAAGAGCCTGTGTTTGAAGTTGCTGTTGCGTGAGGGCTTCCGTCCTCATCTGAGACTGAGCATCTCGCTGAGCCTGCATCACAGCCCCAAGACCTCTGGCCCCGAACTGACCTGCTGCCTGCGTTGTGGTAGCTAAGGAACGGTTGATGTCCTCGGTTCTCATCTGAACCAATCTTTGGTCATAGGCGTTCTTTGCAGCCTCGTAGTACTCTGAGGGTGTTGATAGCGAGGGCTGAGAAGCCTTGAGTTTTCTAAGCTCTGCGTCCGCAACCCCAAGTGATTCCTCACCTCTTTTAATGCCTGCATTTCCAGCAAAAATATCAACAACTCCACCAAGCATAGTAGCCGCACCAGAGCCTAACATACCCATGGCTTTACCTACAGGAGCGTAGGTGCTTGAGCCAGACGAAGATGGCGGGTCGTTTGGTGGCGGGTCGTTTGGTGGCGGGTCGTTTGGTGGTGGAATGGGTGCCCCCTCTGGTTCATTGAATAGTGCCATGTCTACAAATTTACTGGTTTTGTGAATTATCTAATGGAGAAACTGCATAAACCGCATTGATTCCGTACAGCTCAATCGCAGACGTGTTGTCATTTACGAGTTTGAACTTAGCGTAGTAATCTCTCAACACCTCTCCGTTAATAACGTCAGAAGATAAAGCCATTAGCGTGCTACCAACAAGGTTGCCGGGGTCGCTGTCTACAACGATTGTCTTTCTGTCCTTTACGGACTGTATAGTTTTGGTTGTATTGCCCTCTGCGGAGCCTGTAAGAGTTTTAACAGTATCGCCAATACCGAACGGAAGGTTGCTAATCCTAGAGGTGAAGGTGATTTCTTTATTGCTGTTTGCCTGTGAAGCGACAACACCTAGTACAATCCTTTCGGTACCAATAGAGTCGCTGGCATTTGCAGCAAGACCACGAGGGATGTTGGTGTAGTACATACCTTCCTTCTCCTCAAACATTGCTTCCGTGATGGCTGTGTTTTGTGTGTTGTTTTCTATAGTTCCAGACCAAGTGTCGTTTCCTTCAAGACTCATAGCTGTATAAGCCTTTACCATGGACGGTGTTTGCTTAGAAATCACATCTATTGTAGAGTTGAATTGATTACCGTAAAAGTTATTTCTAGTAGCGTTTGTGTTGTGCCTGTACATCTGACCCCCTTCAAAAGAAAAGAATCTATTATGTATGTGAGCATACATCTCGGGTATGAAGCTGTACCTCGACATCCAAAATTCTTTCGTAGTAGAGTACGCAATCGTTTCTCCGTTGTTAGTAACGGCACTTCCCACCGCCACGATATCTGAAGCATCCGAAGCAACGTCACCCCCAATGTCAATTATTTTAGTGCAGAACTTAATTGAACCATCTTTACATGACAGCTCGGCGGTACCTCTAAACTCTCCAGATGTACTCAAGACCACATCCACAGATACCTTGTCACCCTTATCAACATGAATTGGGTCAACGAAAACAGAGCCTCTTTTCATTAGCAGGTCTGCATACGCAACCCCAACATGGGTGGTGTTCCATATTGGCTCCCTGTCGTCCCCATCAATGTGAGCACTGTCCCAAGGGTATTCGTCTTTATCCCAAGTAAGAGTGTTGGTCGATGCAACGATTGACACCCTTCCGTCAGCAGAGGCAACGTCTGGATTGGTGGGAGGTTTAACGATATCCCCAATGGTTGTGCCCCCAAAGCCCAGTGGCGCGACATCTGTGCTTTCAATAGTAACTATGAACTCGCTGTTCTCTGGGTCAATACCCGAAGGTAGCCTAGGGGTTGATGTACTTTCAAAAGCATTCATGAAGGCGGTCTCAAAGAAGGACTCCATTTTAGTGTCGCTAATAGGACTAATGCCAGATGAGGTTACCGCAATAACTTTTCCTGAGGACATGTCAGAAAAATAAATCCTTCCGAATCTTTCAACCACCGACTCTGGGTTTCTTCCCGGTCCGTATGTGCCAGACATATAGGTCTCTTTACCCAGCACATCAGTGGAGGTGACTAGTTGAGACTGACCTGTGCTTTGAATCAGTGTTCTTCCTACTGGTGTAAGGCTAACCTTGTTTTCTTGTAGGTTGAAAAAGGACTCCCCTGCATCAACTAAGTAGGTAATAATACCATGCTGACTGTTGTAGTCCTTGAAAGGAAATAACGCAGGGTTGAACGAAGAAAGATTTAACCTGCTAGAATCAGACACAAACCTATCGCTGTAAGTCACTGCCGACTCGCGGGTAATCTCCTTTTGCTCTACAGTCTCGACGAAGGGTCTGCCAACGTTAACGGCTTTTGAATCAAAGAAGTCACTAACAGATTCGGACTCTACAATTTGCTTTCTATATCTAGCCTCATCAACCTTAGTTGGGTCAAAGATTCTAGTGGTACCAGACACTGGCTCAAATAAAGACTCAGGGTTGAATAGCTGCTCCCTAATACGCATGTAAACATCACCCTCTCTAAGTGTAATCACACCCGGGAACACACTGTTTCCGCTACCCACCGTGGCATCTACATTATTTGAAGATGCTGTAGTACCTATAGTGTCAGAGCTAAATGGATTGGATGGATGCACGCCGTACACAAACAAACCATTGCCCTCTGGCTTAACACTCTCGACAAAAACCCTACCAGTAGAACTGACTGCATCACCGTCTGCGTTATCACCAGTGTTGACTCTATCTCCATTGTACAGCCTCTGAGAAGAGATAAACGAAAGCTCACCCTCAACAGTAATACTGAAGTCGGGAGATGAGGTGTTACTTCGGTCACCTCCGTGGGTTCTATTTCCGCCTATTGTTTTAACATCATAGCACCTACCTATCTCGTAGTAAATCCTATTCTCTTGTTGCTTTTGAGGTCTGTAGATTTCTACCACGCATCCTTGAGAAAAGAAGTCCGTGCCTACAGCAACCTCATCCCTACTAAACCTTGGGGTGTTGTTGTCCCTAACAGTTAAAAACCAACCCGTTCTTCGGAAATTGTTTTCATCGGACTGAGCTGAACCACCGTCACCAGACGTAGACTGAACCGCCAGCTTAATCGGGTTCTTGTCATCATCTACATAGTACTTGTAAGAGGTGATTGCAAACTCGTGTAGTGGCCTAATACGACTACCATCTGGACCAACGTACTCAATGATTCGCATCACATCCCCCTCTTGATACTGATAGTCTAACTGCCCTCCCTTAAACTCCTTGTACGAGTTTGCTTTACCCTCAGTAGGCCTCATAGACACGAAGATTTGACCATTGATTCCACCTGCGATGGACTCGATGACTGGTCTGTCTCTATCTGCCAAAGCGTTCTGAGGAGATAGTATGTCAGAGAAAGTCGTTTGTTTCCCTAGGCAAGCTTCAGCAATACTCACCTGCATAACCTTGTCATAGCTGGTGTTCTTGCTGTACACGGGAGCCCATTTTGATGCCCACTCTGGTGGCTCATGCAGGATTCTCATGTCAATCGCAGTCGGTCCGTTCCTACCCTGCCTTTGGGAAGTGCCAAAGTGAGCTACGTCTACGGTGTCAATCCTCTGAACACCAGACGCTCTGTTTCTTTCGTCGTAATAAACAACCCCAAAGTCGTGTGTTGCACCAGCCTTAAAGCTTTGAACCTTATCGGACTCTCCGAATACATCAACATTACCTACAGCATCGTAATCAAACAACAAGGACTTAATACTACTAGAGCCATTGTCGTAATCCTCGACAGTAAATCCATCAGCATTGATGTGAGTTGAGTTGATGATGACACTGTGCTCATCAATGTCGTAGACATCGTAGCCACTATAGTTTTCTGCAACTAGTGAATGGTTTGAAGTATCAACAAACTGATTCCCTGTTTGAGTTGAACCGAAGCCCTTCTCTACACCTTTCACAAACTGTGATGAAAGGTCAACACCAGCCATCCTAACAAAGAACCTAACTTTTGTTGGCGAGATAACCGAAGAAGAATGAATGACAAACTTTAACTCGCCTGCAAACGCAACGAACAACTGGTTCTTGTTGTTAACGTTTGACGGGATTAAGTCGTGGTTTGCGCCACCAACAGCGGCCATGTGGGTGGTCATCCTACCGAACTGACCCGCGTTATTATCGTTAGAGGAAAGGTTGTTTCCATAGGCATCTCCAGCCTGAGAGCCCGATGTCTGACCCGGGGACACACCAACAAATGCAGTAGTCTGACCAACAACACCATCAATCAAAGCATTCCTAAAGTCATCTAAGTTTGTTACACCAGATACATTGAACTGCTTATTGAATATGATGTCGCTATTTGGAGCGAAGTTTGACAGTGCTCCATTCGTGTTGTCAGGGTGAAGAATCGTGCAGTTCTGTGAGTGCACCAACTGTCCGTTTTGAAACGTACTAGCCGGAACGTTAATAGCACTGTCATTATCCCCAGAGCACATGATTCCAATCTTGCTCGTAGACAGATTTACATTGAAGTCAATAGAAGGAGACATGTCCTCAGGGAAACCCCCTTCAGGGAACTCCGAAAGGTCCACATCAAAATGAATCCCAGTCGTAGTGAAGCTGGTATCGCTGGTGTTGTCAGGGTCTGTAAAACTAAGACCATCAAGATGATTTGCTGCAAAATCCAACTCAGCTGGACTAGCTGAGCTAGTGCCATTTAGCGGGGCAAAGAAAGCCTCGGCAAAGTCCGTGTTGTACGAGCCTCCAAAACTACTGTAGAAGGCGTTGTTTGACCTTACGATAGCATCGTTGTCGTCAACAGTGAAGTCGTAGTCTCCACCAAGCGAACTCTCGGGGTTGTACACTGGGTAGTTGTAGACATCTGTCTCGATGTTGTCAAACCCCTCTAGGTAGTTCCCATAAATTAACCTGCCGTCAGAAACGCATTGAGCACCAGCCCTTCTAGGTACCGCATCGAAAGACTTGTTTACCTCTTCATCGGAAAGAAAAGTGTAAGCTCCATCGTTCCTAAAGATAAAATCTTGGGTCAGCGTGCCTATGCTCACTGGCTCAACATTGTCAAGTTCTTTAATGAGAACGAATGCTCCCTCGTTGTTCTTTCTTCCGAACAACCTAATCTTTTCAACCGGGCCGTCGGAATTAGTAATTGTTATCTTAAGCTCGTTGTTTCTTTTTTCTAGTGAGCCAAACTCTCTAGAGTTAAACGCTGTGTGTGACTTACTTACAGCTAATGAGGAGTACGCAGAAAGCGCAGATACCTCACCATCATCATAGACGTATTGATACGCGAACTGAAAGCAAGACTCTTTGAGGTTGTTTACACCCAGATTCTGATTGGTCTGGTAGGCAAACGTAATTACATCTTGAGGTGGTGCTTTAGCGACAGTAAGGAACTTCGATTTAGCTTGGTCTGTTCCACCCGTAAATGTAGAGCTGTATTGCCCGAGGACTGCCTTAGTAGCGTTAATCTTTCTCGGCTCGTTTCTGTTGTCTGTGAAGTAGAGCAGGTGCTCTTGAAATTGATTCACAACAATATCAGCCTTCACAAAACCATTCTGGGAAAAGTTTAAAACGGTATCCTCATACACCTTTCTGTAGGTATCATCAGAAGAATCATACAAATAGATACCGTGATTCCCGGATGAGTTGTAAAGAAAGAAGTAGATACTCTTTTCTGCGTCAGAGGAAACACATCCAATGACTCTGTTTGTACCAGAGGTTGGGATATTGTCTGGTACAGTTCTCGCAGCTATAGCGGTGTTTCCCTCAACGTTTTTCACAACACCTTGTTGCCCGTCATCCTCATGTGAAACGCGGATGTTGAGCGCATCGGTCATCTCAAAAGGCTTTACGAGTCTTTCGTCCTCATCCTTATTGAGATACTGGGGTACAAGCTTCTCAATAGCCATTAGTACTTAGGTGATTGCTTGAAGTTCTTACGAATGATTTGAAGTGCATCCTCTTTGCTGAATGCTTTGAGTCGGGCGTTCGCCTTTCTCCTCTCGTTGTAGTACTCTTGTCTTGCTCTCCCCTTCTCACCTAATGGTACACTTGTCTTTCTTTCGATTAACCTGTAGTACATGTAAGAGCGTAGAGCTTCTTCAGCCTCAACGTGAACTGTAGGGTTGGAAGAACGCGCCTCATCTGCGATATACTCAATGACAACCTCATCACCGGAACCTGATGAAAGTTCTATTCGGTTTTGGTCTTCATTAAACCTGTATTGACCTTCGTAAAACCCACCACCTAGTCCGTAAATCTGTCCAACCCCTCCCTGAAAAACGTAGTTACTAAACGTAATGAAATCTTCGTCACCAAAAACACCACTAGCTGTAGTTCCTTTATCGTCCACCCGGTCAAACAAACCATCTCCATTAGAGTCTATGGCATCAGCTGTAGTAGCTGCCTTTGTCCCATTGATATCGGCGTATGCCTGAGAGTAGTTAATGTTTTTGTTCTCTGCAAAGACTCGAATTAATCCATCGCTACCCACAACACCAACCTTAATCAGGCTTACAAAATCGTCTGGAAGGTCAACGGTGTCGTTTGTGTTTCGTTTTAGTTTTACTGAGCGAACCCGCTTCAGCATGTCAAAACCCATCTCCCTGATTCCACGCAGGGCAAGGTTCCTGATAACAACATCAGAAGCGTTGCTAACGTAATCATCAGAATCAATAGTTAAAACAAAGTCATTTACTACCTGCTCTACGGTGACGAGGTTCCTTGCCATGTGTTATCTCTTTTGCGATTGAGTCTCTGCGTAGTTGTAGATATTAGCGTCACGCAGTGTAACACCGATAAGCCTAGCCATCTCCTCGATAATCTCAGGAATGTAATGCTCAGGAAGTTCAAAGTCTACACTACTTGCAGCGGCGTAAGTCTCTTTGTTATTTACGACCGTGAATCCAAACGTGGGCATAGATACAGTTCTAGCACCAGTGGTGGCCAAAAGCCCCTCTGGTTGTTTGTAGTACCGCACGTTAATCTTATTAATCATCTCTGGAAACACCATGATTTCATCGTCTAAGAAAGCAACAGGATTATCCTCAGTGGGTTTACTTAGATTACTAGCTAGGATATACTCAAGCTTTTCTTCATCGTATTCAACGGGAACAGTAACAGATGATGAAACATCCATTAGTATTGAGCCGTATGTCTTTACCGTGATGATTTTAGACAGGTCATCTGGTTTTGCAAAGTGAGAGCCAGTAGTTCTGGTGATTGCACCAGACGACTTTGAGAACATAGCCAAGTCCTCCTTAATTTGCTTAGCCAAAGACTTATCTCTACCGGGGTCAATACCCCTTCTCTTCAGGGCTTCAATGTCACTGAGCTTAGTGAACAGTTTATTGAATATGTTAGCCTGTGCGATTGGAGCAAACGCATTGAATTGGGCGGGTGTAACAAAGCCTCGCTGGTCTTTATTAGCGATGTCTTTCAGTGCATTGTAAACTTCTCGTACGCTTGCCATGGATTAGGGGAATCTCCTGCAAATATACAGAAAAAGAAAGGGGGCTATGTGCCCCCCTTCCCTTGATGATTACGTTGATATTAGGCAATAGCCTCTAGCTGGCGTTCCAGCTCTGAGAGTACCGTTGAACCTTTATCAGTCATTACAAATCTAGTCATTACTTCCACAGCATCCTGCCCCACAGGTACAGAAACAATCATCTTTCCTGTGTCAAACCAAACCACTGCACCTTTCCTTTCTTCAATTACCTGAAAGTCAAGAGATTGCGATACTGTGGAGCGAGCGTTAACCATCGGACTGTCAATCGTACCCAAGAACTTATCTGGGTTTGATTTCGCAATCTTAATAAGAGCGTGCTTTACGGCAAGGTCTTTTTGATTGGTGTTGATGTTTAGCGCAAGAGCAACAGGTAAGAGCTCATCTAGCGGTCTTGATTTGATGATTGAGATAGCATCATTAATCTTGAACTCACTCTCTATATCCGCTTCAAACGTTTCTTCCTTGTTCATCAGTTGAAACAGGATACCCCCATTCGCCTTGTTGTCTGGATGATTATCTAGAAACGCGGAGAGATTAGGTTGGTCTGGGTAAACTGTAAGATACTTCTTGTCAAAGAGTACCTGACCTACCTGAGCTAGGTTAGTTTGCTCATCGACCCAAGGTGAGTTTTCCTGTGGACAATACCTTAGAGCCCGAATCTTTTTGGTTTCAGGGTCAATGGCCCTAACATTCTTTGATGAAATCTTTAAGATAAAATTATTACCACTGATTACCTCGTAAGTCTTTGGGGCGTTATCCGTATTAGGAATAACCCTCTTAAATGAAGTGCCCGATGGCTTGGTAGTTTTTTGAGGCGGTCTACCACCGCGCTTCTTTGTCTGTTCCATTTTAAAAAATTAAATTAAGAAAGTAACGAGGGGGAGAGCAGTTCCCTCCCCCGCATTACCAATTAGATTACTTGAGCAATACGTGCTGGTTAGCAGCGCGAGTTACCAAGCAGCACTCAGAGCGATAGTGGAACTTCGCAACGTCTGAAGTGTCATTGGTGAAACCAAGTACACCACCACCAGTTACCCAGTGCTCCATCTCTCTGTTGTATCCGTTTGCAGCCTTATAGTTCATCTCCAAAGCAGGAGCTCTGTGACCAGTCTTAGGGTCTGCAACGTTAGTCAAAGGAATCATACATCCCTTAACAATACCCTGTCCCGAGGCATTATTGAGCAAGTTAGGGTTGTTCAAGAGACCCATCTTCTTAAGGTGGAAAGTATATCCGCCTCTAGCGAAACTCTGGAAACCGAGGTTGATAGCTGCGTCCTGATTGTTTTGGAACGCACCGAAGTTCGCCGCAACACCAGAAGTAACAGAACTACCAACTGAACCAGCAGCAGAAGGAATGTTATTGATTTGAGCGAAGAGCTGGCTATTCAACATAGCAGCATACTCAGGAGTAGCACCTTGCTTATCCAAGAGAGCAATCAACGCATCAAGGTCAGTAACCGAATCCAAGTCAGTAGCAGCAGCAGAAGTGATACCTCTAGAAGCAACAGCATCGAAGTACCCTTCAGTACCAGAGATACCCGCAGGGCCACTTGCATTTACCATCTTCTTTCCCATCAACATAGTGAGTTCTCTAGCGTCTAGGAAACGCTGACGAGCATCCATCTCACCTTTGATGTACCATCGGTAATCTCCTCCACCAGTGTCGATATAACCAATGTTGGTTGCAGAAGAACCACTTACTTGGTAAGTCTCTTTCACGATAGCGAAAGGGTTAGTTCTCTTCACGACGTTAGACTCGATAAAACGTCCCGGCTGGTCCGTTCCCTGAGCATACATGTTACCCACGATAGGTAGCTCATATGCCGCAGCAGTAATTGCAGACAAGTTTGAGTTGGCAAAAGAAGCAATAGTGAAAGCACCATCACCGGGAGTAGTATCTGTAACGATGCATACCGCCTTGTCGATTGGGTGAAGTACGAGGTCTCCAACTCTAACCTTCAGTGCCTCTGCATCACCATAGTCACTAGCCGCGTCAGCGTCACCAGCTACCAAATCCTGAGTTTTTCCAGCATCAGTTGCCGTCGCAGTAATAGCTTGAATTGGGTGAAGACGAGTCTCCTCGAAGAAGGTTACCTCATCGTTAGTTCCTACAGCTTTTGTAGCCCCCATCAACTCCAACAAACCAGAGATACCCTGATTTCCAAAAGTTTTAATAAGGTCTTTTCTCACATCGGGTGCGAGAACGCTTGCCAAGTCGCCCAAAGAAGCATACTTGCTTACTGGTGCGCCTAAGTTAAAAGCGTTGTTTGTTGCTCCTTCTGGAGCATTTGTACGGGTGTTTTGCCCTTGTTGTCCGTAGGCCATTTGTTCTAAGTTTTTTAGATGTTAAAAGTCATTGTTCCCCTACCACCTAAAGCTTTTCTGAGTTGTTCTGCAACACCATCTGATTGACCTTGAGACATGTCCCTTTGAGCTGTATCGTTACTCACATTAGCTGCCGTTTGCACAACCTTTCTTTGACCATCGCTTAGCCCCTGTTGGTACACAGACTTTACAATAGAATCAATGTTGTCTACTACAGCTCTATGGGCATTGAGTTTCTCAAAGTTCCAGTCACCTCCGTCATTCACATAGTCATCGAAGTATTCCTCTAGTCGAGAGTTCTTACTAATGAGTTGTGACCGATAGTCGTCTTTGATTCCATAGGTGAATTTCTCACCCGTTGGAAGCTCAAATACCAAACCATCAAAGTCTTTTACCTCAGCAGTCATTGTTCTCACCCAGTCTTCAGTAATAGGAGATTGCACTTCCGTGTCTCCGTTCTCATCAACAGGAAGCTGATAAGCGTCCCTGAGTTCGGAGATAGACTTCCGTGCGGATTCCGCATCCATCTTGAGTTGAAGTTTCGCTAGGTTGACATCGCCCTCTTCAAAACGGTCGGCATCCAGTTTGTATTTACTGGCCATCAACAAAGACACCTCATCTGTTGTGAGATTGCCGTGTTCAATAACCATCTGGTTTCGTACAGCTGTAAGGTCATCCATTTCGGATGGGTTCAACTGCTGATACTTATACCAGTCTTCTGGACTACGACCCGTCTTGCGGACGAAATCATTGATAGCGGAAACGCGCTCGTCGATTTCAACGGGTTTATTTGAAATCACGTCGGACAAGTAGTCGTAACCAGAGACCTCTGTCCCAAGCTTTTCGCTTAGATACTTGAGGACTTCGGAATCGACATCCAAGCCTTCGAATGATTCAGATTCTTTTACAGCTTCCTGAAGAGACTCTGAAGGTTGAGCTTCAGGCTCTGCAACAGGTTGCGTATTTTCAGTAGCAGCTGGTTCAGCCACGACTTCATTTTGGACAGGCTCCACTGGAGCATCTGCCACGGTTTCTTCCACAGCATTTTGTGTAGGTTCTTGTACTGGCGGTGTGTCGCTAATTGCAAACCCAGCCTCCGCCATTGCGGTTTCTAAATCTTTACTCATATTGAATTATTTGTAAGTTTTCTTTTGGCTTTTTGGTGGTGTCTTACTGTGACCACCCTTGCTCCAAAGGAATCGGTTTGCCCAGTATGCAGCACTACCTTTCCTCTTAATGTTTTTTGCGTGTCTGCTTCTGAATGCAGCTCTAGCTTTTGAGCTGTAGTTATTGCCCATGCTCTGGTCGCCAAACCTAACAAGCACACCGCTCTCTTGACCGGGGCCAAGTGTACTAACCACAGCTGCTTTTTTTGTTGCATGCCCTTTAGTCAACTTTGGTTTGTTGACTCCCTTAAAACCTAGCTTCTTGGCTTTGTCTGCGGCACTGGACATTCAGCAAAGATAATAAAAAGAAGAGGTGGGATTTTTAGGGCATTAAAGACGTTATCATCTCCTTGTCTGACTCTGATAGAACACCCTGTTGGTCGTGACTAATCTGCATAGCTATAGCAACAGCATCACAATACTCTTCACCTGTTACGTGAAGAACAAAGCACATTGCGCTAGTTGCGTCTATAGCAGCATTAATTGATTTCTTAGTGTACATCAGCCAAAGTTTAAATAGGTGTTTTCGGCGGATATTGTAAACACTCCGTAATCCGTCTCCTCTCCTGTAAACGCTCCTGTATCACTTCCCTGAAGTTTAAAATGGCTGGCATCGCATTGGGAGTGAAACTTAATCCTCGCGCTTTTAATTGTCGGAATGGTTGAATATGTTCCTCGCTCCCATTCTATTTGCCACCAATTATTTGCAGCGTTCGTACCCAAAAGCCAAGATAGGGAGCTAGAACTATCTACAGCCTTGAACGCCGCGTAAGTATTACTATACACATGACCTTGAGAGACCGCAATCCCAGTCTCTGAGGTGTTGCTAGTCATATTTGTAGTAGGATATTCCGTTCCGCCTTGACCCTGAGAAGTATAAAAACTTAAGTCAGTCATTGCTAATCTATTGTTGGAGTCTGACCCGTCTGAACTAACACCCCTAATCCGCAGGTATCTACTTTGAATAAACGAAACATCATAGGTCGCTGTCACCGCTGCGCTTTGAACATTATCCCCAAACTCCTGAGCCCTTACGCTCACGGTTCTGGTTCCTGTCGTTGTATTTGTGTCGTTAAAATTCATGGAAGCACCTACAGAGCGTTTACCAGTATCTAACGTGCGGTCTACTACTGAATCAATAACCGTAGTTGTGCCGCCCACCACCGCAGTCACAGAATAGTTTGGGTTTGTGTATGCGGTTGAATGGTTCGTCACCGTCACATTAACTGCCCCGAACGTACCGCCACTAACCGAGATAGTCGGTGTAGCTGTAGCTGTGCCGCCTCCGCTTTGCGTGACAAAAAAACCGCTGATGCTTGAAATGTCGTCTGTTGATACTCCTGAAATTTCCCCCATGATTAGCTGATTTTAATCCACTCTTGTGACGGGCTGAAGTAGATTAGTGCACTACTTGCGTTGATAACGTATCCAACAATTCTTGAGTAGTAGTTCTGAGTGGTAGGAGGTGATGCTTGGACATGGCCACTAGTAGACCCTAAGTAGAGTGGGGTTCCCTGTGCAGCATTATTCCAGCCCTGATTGCTTGACATCTTTATGATACCATTAAGCAATAACTCTTGAGCATCTGCCGCGTCAGTAGTACAAAACAACATTGTCGTTGCGCCAGCCGAGGTTGTGTGGTCAGCTGTAGTGATGGGATTGGTGCCCTGACCCTGAGAGTATCTCATAATTCGTCCAGCAGTCAGAGTCCCTGTAAATGAACCTCCTTTCTTCAATAACCTAGAGCCCGTTCCAAACAAACCAGCTGACGTAGTAGCAGCAAAACCAACATTTATTTCTTGGGCTTGAAGTGCTTTAGTGGTAACTATTCCGCTAAATGCATTACCCGAAATCTCGGAAGCTGTGAATGACCCTGCTTCGATTCTGTGACCGGTGGCGTTGTAGGTTATCTCAGAGTCAGAGGTAAGAGTATCTGAATCGCTCCAGATGGCGATGCGGTTTGAGCCACCGCTACCATCAATCGTTCCTCCTGACACCGTAGAAAATGAGAGTGTGCCAGAACCGTTGGTGGTAAGTGCCTGACCGGTAGTTCCGTCAGAGTCAGGATACACTATGGAGTTAATAGACATACCATTAGCGACGGTCTTTATGTGTACCTGACCCTGACCAACTGCAAATTCAGGTGAAACAGGAGAGCCAGTAGAGTCACTAATTTCAAACTGACCTCCGTTAGGGTCTATGGTTAAGTCGTTTCCATCGCAGTCATAAGTCCTGCTGTCGTCTGCTGTTAAGTTGGTATTGCCGAGATGTGTGTCAGATGAGGACGAAGCAGCAAAGGATAGATTGCCACTGCCGTCTGTCTGAAGTACATCTCCAGAATTACCGAGAGACGTAGGTAGCTTTAACTCATAATCTTGTGTAAGGTTAGGAGCTGAAAGACCAACCTTATAACTGCCATTATCGGTTGCCTCAAATAGTGCAATTCTACCGGGAAGACTACCAGATGAACCTTGGAATCGAGCTTCGTTAGACTTAACAACAAGAAGGTCGCCGCCCGCGTTTGTAATCCCGGTAATTAATTGCAGTACGGTGTTTGAGTTTCCAGAAACAAAATTGAGGTTACTCCCTCCGTTACTAGCTAGAGTGTAGCTTCTACCCGCATCCGACTGAGTTAGGTTTGTGGTGGCTAGATTACCGTCATCCTCAGTAAGTACTTTTTTCCAATTCGCCATGAGGTTGCATTACTTTGCAGCCTCCATAACGCTACCGGAAGGCTGCTTCTTTTGTTCTAGTTTTTGCACCCTCTCAAATTCCTTTCCAATCTTATCCAAAAGAGCACTAACAGTGTGAGAGTCAGACGCTTTGATTGTTTGATTTTCAACGGAGGTCTTCACCAAATAAAGTTCACTTAATTCTAATTTCATTGTAATCGCCTTTAATTTATTGTGACTTCAAAAAACTATGCAGCTTGTTCACTACATCTGCCAGCAAAAGTACATCCTTACCCTCGAACGTGCAAGTGTGCAACGTCTTTAAGATAAAGGTTACCTCCTGCTGAGAGAGAGGTTCATTGGGGTTAAAACCAGTAACCTCTTTCTTCCTTCCTAGTAAACCCATTAATCAAGGTATAGATAAAGTCCTTTAGTTCCTGAGCCGCCGCCAGTATTGTAAAACATAGCACCAGTAGGCATGATGGCCGAGTCAGGCTCTGCGGTTCCTTTAGTCAAAGCAGCAACACCCATTGGAGCACTACCAGCAGAGGCTGCGGCCCCGTGGTCTTTGAACTGCCATCCAGCAACACCAAGGTTGGTGTCTTTCCAAATAAAGTTAGGATGGTTTGCGGGGGTAGCCGTAACCGTGTCTACGGTAAGTCCAGCACCGTCAGCGGCTCCAACGCTGTTTGCTCCATCGGCAACCAAAATCGTCTTGTCTTCAACAGTCAGAGTCTGTACATCAATAGATGATGAGGTACCATTAACAACGAGGTCACCATAGATTGTAACAACTGAGTCACCTCCAGCGGTTGTTGGTGCTGCAATCTTCATGGTTGTCTCAACCGCGTTGGCAACCATGTTGGAGCTTCCATTAACTCCTGATGCCTTGAAGAAGATATCACCACCGATTGCCGTACCAGTACTGATACCACCAGTGAACGTAAGGTCTCCACCCGACAAGTCGGTATCACCACTGGTCGCACCATTGACACCGCTCATGGATACCATAGAGAGCAAGTTCTGGTCGAGGTTTAGAGTGATAGTGCCACTGGTCGTAATTGGACCGCCAGTATCAGTAATGTTGGCACCACCATCAACCGTAACCGAAGTTACAGTACCGTCAGCACCTGAAAGGTTATCGGTGATTCCAGTAACGAAATCGTAAATCTGGTCGCCCGTGGCTAGAGCTGTTTCGCCGTCGGCTACAGCTGCTGTGACAATACTCAGTGTCGGCGTACCCTGCGCTGCACCATCGGCAACAGTGAGCTGGTTGGTCGTTCCTGAATCAACCGCACCCGTGTATCCTTGAGCGATAACGAAATCATAAATCTGGTCACCAGTTGCAAGGGCTGCGCTGCCGTCGGCTACAGTTGCTGTCTTTGCTCGAACTGCACCAGAACCATTGGACGCTGACAGCTCGATAGTAGTACCATCAACGGTTACTTCAATCTCGTCAGCATTGGCAGTAATACCATCACCGCCAACTACGTTGAGGGTTGGGTCAACAGTGCTAGTACCACTCTGAGTCATACCATCACCTGCGGTGACCGATGTTACAGTACCAACATTCGATGTCAGTCCGTTGACAGCAGTGGCAATCGCCGCTTCAACTGCATCTTCTGACGGAACAGTGGTTGTGTTTCCATCCGTTACTGTTTGCGTGATGTCTGTTTCTAACAGAACTCTTTTCCAATCTGCCATGAGAATATGGGGTTGTAATTTTTTGCTAAGATAAGATGTTTTACGTTACTCCGAAGTAACTCCGAAGTAAAGGTTGTCGTTCTCATCAGCGTACATGCCTCCAAGAAAAGCTTCTGGCTCTGAGCCGCTTGAGAACCTCTTGAACTCTACAACGCCATCTAAGTTAACATGACCAGTCCCGTTAGGAGTAAAGGTTATGTCTCTGTTACTGCTAGATACTATAGAGTGAGCAAGAACATCTAGGTTTCCACCAAGCTCAGGCGAAGTGTCCTCAACAACATTGTCAATCCCACTACCCGAACCCACCTCTTTCCAGTTGGAGGTGTTTGTCCAATCCGAATCACCTACCGACTGGAACTTATCGTCGAGACCCGCTGTGGATTCCCTAGGTCCATCATACACATATAGCTTGTCGTCATTGCACATGTAGGCCAAATAGGGTGATGACCTATTGGCGGAAGACAACGAGTTTCTTTCAGCTACAGTATCGAATAAACCAATACCCCTAGTTTGATGAAGGGCAAGTTCAAGGAGCTTCGCAGAGTCAGATGAATGTGATAATGGTCCGTTAAACTCTGGCATCTCAAGATTCCGTATTTCTTATTAGGTAATAGCTCCCTCTCAAACCAACGTTAGCCAATGGTTCATAGAGCCTCAAGACATGAAATGGAATTTTATTGCTGGCTGTGCCAAATTGAATTTGCAAATTTAACGCTTCTTTCAGGAGCCAGAAGTCACCCGTTGTTTGTGGGGGGTTCTCTATTCTTTGCGTGTAGTTGTTACCTCCAAAGTCCTCAAAGAAATCTTGATTGACATTACCCCCTCCTGTTAAATCCTGATAACCCCCACTACCATTTGAAAAATAGTATGAAGGAACAAAGACGTAAACGTAATCTCCTGTCTGCTGAGAAGTATTTACAAGCATACTGACACTCAACTGAGACGTATTAGCGTCAAGTAAGTCACCAGTAGAAGTTATGTTTTCAGGGTAGCACGAAACACCGTTGTTGGAAGTGTCTCCATCGTACATATCCTGAAAATTTGAGTCAGTACTTGAGGTGGTTAGAGCAGTAGAGCTTAGAACCAGTTTAACAGGAACCCTATTTACTGAGTAGGAGGCAGATTCAAAGTCACACTCAGTAGAACTCAAGCTAGAGTAAGGTCTTACACTATCCCAAATCTTTACCTTGTATGTATTAGAATCGCCAATAGCGACATCGCCATCATCTATAGCAATACTAAACGTGCTGGTTCTTCCGTTAGAGTCAAGACTTTCACCAGATATGTCTACTATACTTCCAACGAGAGCATTGTTAGAATCTAAAACCGCGTAGCTATCCAGAGCTACGCCGCTCGTTTCAACCTCAACCTTAAACTTGAGATTACTTTCACCGTTGTATAGCTGACGATTGGAGTCGGTCTCGTCTGATGAAACCGTAGCTAATGCATTGGACTTTCTCTGAAGCTCAATACCGTTTGTGTTGTTGGTCTTTATTAATCTTGGTGAGATATACACGGGGTCGTAGTCTACCTCCGAGCTAAACACCTCACCCTGACCGTTATCAGGTTCCTCTGCACTTACTTTCCAAGTGATGTGCTCATTAGTTGGGTTCTCTGTAGCGAAGGCAAAGCTGTAGGTCTCACTGTGGGTGTAACTCGCTGATGCTCCAGTAACACCAGTTTGAGTGTGAATCAAACTAAACGCACCACTACCAATCTTTTTGTAAAACTTGAAAGTAATCGTAGAGCCCTGAGAGCTATTGGGGTTTGTTACAGAAGCTTGTATCTGCGCTGTAGCATTACTAATAGGCGTGTCGTTAAAGCCCACACTATTAGGTGTGACATTTATCGTAGGAGCTTGGATTTGCCCTAACTGAACAAGAGCCTCTCTAATTATGTCGATGGCAGTCTTATTACCATCACCTACTACTATCTGGTCAGTGTGAGAAAACTTTCCGAAGTTACCGCCGTCTGGTAAGAATACAGTAATTGCAGAGTCTAGGGTTTCAGTTGTTGCATCACTACCGTCGGCACCGTCGGCACCATCCGCGCCATCCGCGCCATCCGCGCCATCGGCACCGTCAGCTCCGTCCGCTCCGGGAGCACCATCGGCACCATCGGCACCCGCTGGTCCTTGTGGACCTTGCGGTCCTTGTGGACCTGTAGCACCAGCTGGACCAGCACCAATGGCACCAGCAATAGAGATGGAGTTGTCCGCTACCTGATTTAAAGTAACGACTTTAATGTCCGGGCCATCTTTAACAATAGACACCTTAATGATGTCACCGTGCTGGCTGGATACTTTTACATTTTTAGGCTGGTTTACACTTACAGGCATGGTGCTTCATTACGCGGTTATTGAAACATCTTCATTGACTTTCAGTGTGCCAAAAATTAAAGTAGTAACTGCATTGTCGATGCCCGCCTTTTGCTCCACATCATAAACGTAAAGTCCTGAAGGCATGGTCTTCATTACAGTAGCTGCCAAAGTAACATCAATGTACTTATTTGCGAAGTCATCTGAATCAGCTGTAACGGTGGCCGCAAAGTTTACGTCGGCTGCATTTTTCACATAGTCACCCGTGTCAGAATGCCTAACCTCAAAGAGGAATATGTCTCCAACTTTAAAACCAGCAGTACCGTCAGGCTTAGTCACGGTCAGCCGAAGAGAGAAAGTATCTCCCTTTCTGCAAGTCACATCGACTCTCGATGAGGTATCTAGATTAATCTTTGTTGCGTTACTCATCTCCAAAAATCTCGTTGATTACTTCTTGATTAACTCCAGCCTGCTGACCTTCAAGTTCACCCCGATTGCCTTGTCGTTGAGAGATAAGCTTTGATTGCTCAACAGCCTGTTTCTCTACTCTAGCATCCTTGCGGTCTTCTTTCAAGGTTTCAATCTTTTGTCTAAACTCTTTGTCATCAGCCTTAAACCCAAGGCTTGCCTGAGCTCTAATCATCTCAAGCTCCTTTCTCATTTGATGCAGAGCAGCAGCAACCTGAACCTCGACCTGACCTTTGAGCTGAATTTTCTGAACCTCCACCTGAGCCTCCACCTGCATTTTTTGCATCTCAGTCTGCGCGGCTACTTGGGAAGCTTGTGCATTTGCCTGAGCTTGAGCCTGCATGTTCTGTTGCTGTTGACGCTGAAGCATCTGCATGCGCTTCTTTCTCTTTACGGCAAGTAGTCTTTGAGCTTGGTCAATATCCTTAACCTGTCTGATTGCCATAGCATCTTCAAGGTCAATCTCTTTTTGCGCTAAGGTGGCTTGAACATTTTGCTCAAGGAAGATGCGGTCGTCATCAGACATTTCTTGAACGACCATAACACCAAAGTTGTACATGGGTAGATTCTCAAAACTTTGGAGTACGCCCATGCTCTTCTCACCCACGGCCTTCTCATAAACCCTATACAGAACTGAGTCCGGCGGGATAACCTGCAAGCACTTAACAATATCCTCACATACTCTACGATACAAAAACATACCCGCGTTTGTGATGTCATACAAAGCGTTGTTGCCTGCGGCAAGAGCCTGCTGTCTCACTCCAACCAAAGCATCGCCCTTCGGTGTACTCGCATCCATAACCTCGTTGATTCCTGTCGCATCACGAATCATACGCAAGTAGTGGTTGTATAGATTGATGTACTCGTTGATGTTTCGAATGTTGTTCTCTATTGAACGGATAGGAGGATTTTGAAATCCACCCTCTGGGTTCTTACTCCTGTAATAAAACACACCAGTCTGCTCGTAGATGTCTTGAATCTCCAATGGCTGCAAATCACCTCCTCTTCCAAGCTGAACATTCTCAAGTCCTTCAACGTCAACCAAGATTCCGTCCGGCTTAGCCTTAGCTACAGCTTGTTGAATCTTCAGGTGTGTGAGCTGTAATTGGTCAGCGAATCCGATAACGCTACCGACAATAGACTTGGGTCGCATGCGCCGTATGTTTGTACAAGCAACGCTGTAAGAAAGCCTAGCCTTCGTAAGGTCGTGTACATTCTTAGGCACATTCTTCTTCATGCCGTATCCGAAAATCATACTGGTCCCGACGACGTAGCATCCGCCATAGATGGTTTGGTTCTCCATCTTGTATGGCTTCCTGTCATACACAGAGCCAGCTGCCTCCTTGTACTCGCCCCCTTTAAAGTAGAAGCCAGTGTTTCCAAACTGAGACTCTTTACTCTCGTAATACACGCAATCAACAGACAAGAACTCAAAGTCCATAATGTCTATTAGGTAGTCATCGTACCCATGGGTGTAGCCCCCAGCCCCTCTGTCGTAGCTCTTTACACCGAACAAACTTTTGTCGTTGTAATTCTTCCCCATCACTCCTCTAGCAATCTCCTCATACTGACCTTCAGTAAGTTCATCGCCAGCCATTCGCTTCAACTCCTGAATGCTGATTCTTTTAATGTGACCACCGTACACAATATCAGACATGGTGGGGTCTTCTGTGTAGCTATGTAGGAATGTAGATGGGTCTACATACTTCGTGGTTATACCGTAGTTCGGGTCATTCTCTCTTTTGATGACACCCATTCCACACACCACCAAATCCTCCACAGCTCTGCGATAAACAGTTTGGTCAAAGTCATTCCAATCCAACGTGAGTGAAGTAGCTAACTGAGCAGCAATCTCCGCATTCGTTTTCATGTTTTGCTCCATGAATATCTCAGCCTCCTCCGTTGTATCCGGAAGGATGTCTGGGTCAATATTAGGTTGAAGACCCATAGCCTTTGCTTCCTTGAGAAGCTCTTTGTCCTCGATTGATGATTCGATAGCAGCGCGTGCCTCGTCCTTTTCGCCCTTACTTACGGGGTCGATAGCATCAATAGATGGGTACGGTTTTCTAGATAGAATCCTATTGACAACCACCTTAACAAACTTAGGCACGATAGGAACCGGACTCCAGTCAAGATTAAGTAGTGTCCCGTCCCCGTTATTAGGGTCGAGTGAATTTAGAATCTGCTTATAAACAGAGGTGTCTTGCGTGCCGTTTGCGTAGTCCCGATTCTTTTCAAAATCATGCAGGCGTTGCCTTAGTAAGGAACCTGAGTTGTCGCTTTTACCCCATTGGCTTTCAATAGCTTTCGCATACCTTAATCCGTAAGAACGGTCTGATTTCTCTAGCGGTGACGCAAAGGGGTCAGGGAAATTACCGTATTTGTTATTTTTGCTCCCTTGGGTCATGAAATAGTTTGTTGGACTCAAGTGCAAATATAGTGATATGCGGCAAGCCTTAGGTCAGCTTGTATCTTCTAAAGAAAACCTTATCCTCAAACTTAGGTACTGCTTTCTTTTGCTTGACTTTTTGAGCCGCTAATAGCGCAAGACCAGAGCTAATTGATAGGTCGTACTTTGTTCTCTTGTCAATCTTAAATCCAATCCAGTCTTCCAGAGTCCTATTGAAGTACATGCGACCGGGCTCACCCATCTCATTCAAACCAACATGTTTATGTATGTAGTCTTCTATCGCTGATGCGTGTGCTTGAATTACATCCTGTGAATTAGAGGGGATGCCCTTAGTCTTTACGTTAGTAGATGATGACGTTGACCTTAGGTGTTCTGGCCTGTCCATCACATATCCATCGTAGCCCCTTGCTTCAAAGTGTCTTACGATACCATACTTGTTATTCTCTATCAGTAATGGGTAACCGTAAAACACAGCAGCCATAAGTACATCCTCGTAGAAGATTTTTGCCATTGGCGGGCGGCTTGCGTACTCAGCGACAAACATGTTACTGGCGGCATCCATGTTGAACTTGTTGTAGATGTGACATGCACCTTTCGACGACCTGCTATCTACTGTAGCATCTAGGTCGTAAGAGTCAACACCACCACAACCCATATCGCTATTTGGTGGAACCCTCTTATTCCTATCCATTGACATGACACTTCTTTTGCCTTGTTCTGGCATCCATGACACATACCACCTTCCTTGGTGGTTTGGTAGGAAAACAACCTCAGTATCAGGCACCCCGCCTTTCCATTGAAAGTTTCCCCTTACTACCGGGTTTGGATATAGCGATTCGTTATGTTCTACCTGCTCGTAAATCTTTCCAATGTTAAACAAGCTACCCTCCACGCTATCCCTGAAGGCTTCATCTGGAGTAAATGGAAACTGCCTAATGGTTTCGTTCAGCTCCTTAGCGTCGTTCTTCAGAGCATCTCTTTCGTTCTTGAGGAATGTCTTAGAACCAAAGGTCATAAAGTCTCCATCGAGTGTTTTAATCTCGGAGCTTGGGTCTTCGACAATGGGATTACCATGCATATCAAAAAACCCCTCTAACGATTCGTATGCCGGAATAAAGAGCCTGTAAAGTCCAGAGGCAGTTCTGCCATTGGCATTCCTCTTCGCGGGGTCTGAGTCTTTCCAAATCTGCTTGTACTGGGAACCGCCTTTATCCATAGGGTTTACGGTGCTACCAACAAGTGCCTTGCCTACAATACGACGACCAACAATAAGACAAGTCCTTTCAATGCGCCAAGCTTCGCGGATGTCAGAAGGTTTTTCCCATTTGCCCGCCTCATCCATATACAGCATGTGAAGCTTCTCACCATCGTAAGCATTGTTGGTAGTGTTCTTCCAGTTAAGCACTGTATTGAGCGCGTCACCAACATACGATGTTTTATTGTTCTTGGTTATCCTTTTAGATGGCTCGCGGAACGCAAGCTCCATGCGCGGGTTTGTGGTGCCGTCTTGAATGGGCTTGAAGAAAAATGGGTAGTGCCGAAACATCGACACCACTTTTTTCATGAAGATGTTTTCCTGAGCGTCCTTACCAGTCTTCGACTGTATGCCAAGAAGCTTGTCTTTAACTTGAGTAGCCTCGTCAAGAAGAACAGAAGAGCAGATATTAGTGTAACCAGAGCGGCGACACTTAGTGTAAAGCTGGCCAATACAGCGCGGGTCAGCTTCGCACGCAGCCATGTGAAGGAAGATATCTCTTTGGAATCCCAGATATGAGGGGTAGCCAATGTCAATCTTCGTCCACTGGAGGAGCATGTAGTGCCGCCCCGTGATAAACGTAGGCTCACCCTTATTGTAAAACCAAAAACCTTCCCTACGCCTTCTAAACTCTTCCTCGATAAATGGACGAAACTTTTCTCGAAACTCTTTGGGCGTTTCGGCCCACTCATCCATGCTTCGAATACGGGACAGTTCTGCTGGCATAGGTAGCCTTTCCCACATCTGCATACTTGCCTCCAGACCTTCTCCTTTGATTCCTTTTGATGGGGCTTCAGGAAGACCAATGAGAATCCCACCAAGCTCCACGATATCTCCGAGCGTACCGTTGGGACAAATCTTAACAATCGGTTCTTCATAATCATCTATTTTAAATAGGACGTCCATTACATCACCTGACCCCAGTGGTTAGACTTAAAGCTAGGCATGCCTGACTTAGGCTCCTTTAATTCCATGTAACTCCCACACTTATCGCACATGACATCATGACGAGCCTTCCCCTCTATAATCCTAATCGAGGTATTGGTTGCTTCTTGTTCGTGGCTACAATCGCTACAGATAAACTTTGCCATATCTATTTACTAAATTTTTCAGCAAATCCGCCAGAGTAATCCTTTTCTTGCTCAATGCTTCCGTTTGACTTCAGGTCTTTTACCATTTGCTCAAGCCGCTGTCTTTCAACCAGCAACTCCTTGCAATCAATAGCTGTTTGTTTGATAGACTGTAGTTCGGCTTTACGCGCAGAGCCACCAGCCTCGGGGTCAACAGGACGCTTTACCTCATCAATCATATTGTCTATAGCCATCTCCATAGACTTCATTAGCCTTTGAGCGGCACCAATGGTTGTGAATTTACTTGACGACATAGAGGATATCATCATCTGTCATACGATACACAATACTATCGTCATCCAGTGTCATTTTGTAATCACGGTCTGGCAAGAAGCCAACTACGTCTCCTTTCTTTACACCTTGTTCGAGCATCCGTTTCGATGGGGTAACGACCCTAGCCTCTGCCTCTTTTTTCTCTTCATGAGAAACTATGATTACACCACCCTCGGTAACCTCCTCTTCGTTAGAGGATTCTACAGGCTCAAGAAAAACCCAGTCGGCGAGCATGCGCAACTCACCATCTGAATTTCTATACGCAATAGCATGACTACCTCTAGGGTTTGAGTAATTCAACACAGCCATGTACACACCATCATCTATCCGTAGATTGTCACTGATAGTTACATGATGGTGAAAGAACAGGGTGTCTCCTTTCTTTACTCCGGTCTCAAAAGAATTAGGGGCGGATAGGACTTTCCCATGACAAACACGATGCTCAAATTCATTGAACCTTGTGTCGATGTAAAGCTCTTTGCCTCCTACCGTTATAGTGCCTGTAGTTTTTTCGGGCACCTCAACGAAGAAGTGTCTTAATGATTTCATTCAAAATTACAATCGTACTCAATTAAAATAGGTTGGTTCTCAACCGTCTTCCAAATATACGTTGAATCTTTGTCCTCTAGATAAACATGGTACCTTCTTACGTTGTACCTGTATAGTGCTGCATCGTCTTCCTTGATTGCGCAAACCTTAGCTTGCCCCGCTTTCATCCCGACATAATACGCCATTGCGTCCTTGGGGTTTGGCCCAACGACAATCTTTCTAATAAGTTGCATGATTTTAGTTTAGGTAGAAACCCATAAAGCCGTCGTCGTCTTCATCCTCTTCAGCACCTTGAAACGCTTGAAACTGAAGTGTCATGAACTCCTCGAACTCTCCTGAATCTCTACAGTTGTTTCCGTAAGTTAAGCTCCAACGGTTTTCCTCCTCGCCTTCTTCTTCAAGAAACCCAAAGGCAGCCGTGTAAACTAAATCCCCGGAGTGATTGTACTTCTTGGTAATCTCCTCTATTGTCTCCATCACACCTGCGATTTCAGAGAACATTGCTTTCTTTAGAATATCGTCCATAGTATTAAGTGGTTGAGAAGACATCACAGCTAGTCGCGGCACCAGTTGTTGTGAGGTTAGCATTTACAAGCCAGAACTCTGTATCAACAGCGATACACTCAATAACATCCCCAGCTTTTCCTCCACTGCTTGCGCTGGTTGCCGCAAGAGTAATTGTGTTGTTTGAGCCAGACTTGACATTATTTTGAATCGCCCTAGAGCTACCATCGCTTTTGTCAAGAGTGACCTTCCCGAAGAACTTGTCACCACTAGCGGACTTGATTGTCATGGCGGTAGACTTCTCTGTTGAGACAACGAACTTTAAATTATCACCAGCAGCACTGATTGAAGGCAGGCTAATAGTACCACCGTTAATTGAGTTAACATCCAAGAGGTAAACCACACTGCCGTCACTGGCCTGAACGCCTGCGGTGGTCGTAAGGGTAGACATGGTGGGAACGGCGGAATCCGCAGCAATGGTAATCGTGTCTGTTGCTGAATTTCTAGAAAGAGTAATTCCACCTCCTGAATTGAACGTCACAGTCTTGCTTGACCCAGTGGACTGGGCTACAGTAATCTGTGGACTGGCAGTTCCTGATGTACTAGTCGTTACGGTTGAAGCTGAAGGGAATGCCCTCTTCTTGATAGTACCATCACTAGCAATAATCAAGACATCTGTTTCGGTTCCGGTAGCTAAGCTAGTTGGCCCACTGCCAATCTTCAGTCCAGCAACTTTTACTTCCGTAGTAGAAAGTGAGAGTGCGGAAGAGTTTCCGCTCCCGTCTTCAATTACCTTTAGACTGGATGTAAGGTTCGCGGCATCTGTTGTTTTCAGAAGGCCTTGATACGTTGACTTAATCCTATTTCCACTAAGTGTTCCCATGCTATTAACTTTACAGCAAATATACTACTAATGAGTAGACACCATCCGTCACGCAGAAGGCGTGAATTTAGCAAATTGAATAAACGATATGTAAAGCGTAACGACCTCAAGAAACTATCGTTAGTACTAAGAGATGTAAAGCTTAACTTCGATATAGGGCTGGCCGAAGTCGAGGCACTTTTGTTCTGTTACGACTACGAGTTTTTCACCATCAACCATCTCTCGAAGGCCATGGGCAAAAGCAGGAAGAAGCTGTATGAAAGGACCGTGTTGCCCTTGAAGCAAAAAGGGTACATAGAAGTAATACATCATGGCAAGGAGATTGATTCTTACATCAATGCCTTATTCCATGAGAAATCAGGTAACGAGCACAGACTCGGTTTGTCTCAATCGGGGCGGATGCTTGTGCAACGAATATACAGGAAGCTGGAGGGCGGAGAGCCTATTAATCTTCAGACCTCTTGAGGGATGAATCTGAATACTCTGACTCGAACCTTTCGTTGTAACCTAGAATCTTAGAGACGTAATCTCTAGTCTCAAGAGGAAGTCTTTCCAACCAGTCTAATGAGTCGTAGATGTCTACCCCATCTTCTCTCGCTTTGTTCAAAGTACGGACCACAGCCGTAGGTCCAAAGTTGTATGCAGCGAGAGCCTTTGCAATCTTGACTTCCTCGCTACCCTTATTCCAGCTCCTGTCCAAAAGGGATTCCATGTATGCACGTTGAGCCAACCTCGAATCATCCGGGTTGAACGCATCGAAACCTTCGGGAATCATTCCCTTCTCCTTCATGTAGCTTTCGGTGCCCGGCATAATCTGAGCTAGTCCACGAGCTCCCGCAGGTGACTCAGCTAAAGGGTTAAACCTAGACTCCTTAAAGATTTGTCTTTCAAGAATGTCATTAAAACTCTTAGCACCAGACGGTGGCCAATCAACTGAACCGCCCTCTCTCATGCTTACTCTGGCTACCCTTTGAAATTTTTTTTCTCGTTTTACAAGCATGGGCACAATATACGGAATCTAATAGCGTTAAGGATGTAGACAAACCCCCAAACACAATGTCATGAAGAACATCATTTTCATCCTAGCCATCGCATTGGCAACCGTGAGCAACGCTCAATCCCTTAATAGTATCCTCGACGGTGTGTACGCACCAACAGAGAAGAACGCACTTAGCACACCCCTACTACTAAGTATGAAACCACAGAACGGAATACCGCACGAGGTTCTCGTAATCCGGGTCGTGGGCATGAATCCAGACTCAATCTTTGGAGACGTACTAGACCCGAACTTGGGTACCTCGCTGGAAACGTACACCGTATTCCACGGAGCAGACGTATTAGCCTTACCTCTTTTTGAGAAAGGTATCTACACCATCCTTTGCTTAGACGAGGATGGAAACAACGTAGGAGAGGGAGTACATATCGTCGTGAACGAAAACTTCATTCAGGGAGTCATAGATACAGGATACGCAGAAAAAAGAAGCAGCCTAATCGTATCGACTAGACCGCTTCGTATTGGTCGGGATAGAACCGAGTTCGTTTCCTTCAACTGATTACATTCCACCTCGAAGACCGGGAACGAGCTTAGGGAGGTCTCTTTCCCTATCGTACTTAACGGGGGCGATGTTGAGTTTAGCTCTGAGGCCGTCCATGTCTTCGGCACCAAACTCTTCGAACAACGATTTGGTGTAAGAGCCTTGTTTCATCTCAGGGAAAGTGACACCTTTGTCACCGGCCTCCACAGCGATACCAGCCATACGATATGCCTGCATCATGTTCTCCGCGTCAGGGAAGATTTCCATGAGGTCTCCCGGATTGATTTGCTTTACTCCATCTTCTGTTCTCATGAAGACTGCTGCAATCTGTTTACCCGATGGGTCGTCACCGCGATTGTCAAACCCAGAAGCTACGAAAAACTTTCTAGGTGGGTCTCCCACTTCTCCGCCTTCGTCGTACTGCTTGACGAGACCACCGCTCATCATCTCGTACATCTTACCGCCACCACCCATCTCGACCTTGGTGCCGTGAGCAGCCCTATTCATCTTCATGCCGTACATGGCTTTCTTGAGGTCATTACCTCCCTTGCCGTCGGCTGCAAAAAACGGGACGCTCTTGCCCCCAACTTTAACCATTTTCATATCGCAAATATAACTGTTGTTTATCTTCTCAAATCTGTATCGTGCTTCTTAGAGCCACGGATGTAACTGTTGACTCTACCCATAGCCCATGCAGCCATGGATGCTCCTCGACGAGAGCCAGACGAAAGCCAAGCACCTTGACCCCTTCTGTAAACTTTCTTTAAGGTTCCGAAAGAAATTCCGGAACTCTTGGCTTTCTTTTGTAGTGTTGTTATTGTAGAGCTACTCAAGGGTTTGGCTTTTACTTTAGCCCCCTTCTTAGCCTCTACCCTCTTCTTGAATAGGGATAGCTTAATGCGCTTGCCAGACTTGTAGTCCTCCGACATCTTCTTCTTGTTGTCGGCATCCTCCTCTACAGTGGCCTTGATTTCTTTACCCTGTCCGGGGTCGGTGTATCTAGTCGGGAGTCCGAGTCTATACGGTTGTTTCCTCTTACTTGCCATGGTCAGCCACTTTAAACGATGCCTTCTCTACAGCTCCGGGATGCGGTTTGTACTCACCTTTCATAAGGTAGTATCTACCCTGCTCCTCCATCCAGTGATATCCAGAAGGGGGAGAGACTGAAACCTTCTTAGAAGAAACCTTCAGCTTTGCGCGTTCTGATTTCTTAGCCGTCTTCATGATTTCATCTTAGGTTTTGGCAAACCCTTAGACTGTCGCTCCTTCTCTTTGGAGATGATGTCCTTCAATGCCTCGTCTCTTCTTCCGGTAAGGAGCCAAGTCATGGCGTATCCTTTCATTACCTTATCAGGGATTGACACATCGGGAAAAGCATCACCCATGTGTTTAGCCATGTCCTTTAGATTAGACTCTTTTGTTATCGGCTTTTTAGTTGGGTCACCATTTATCTTGGCACCCTTTGCGGCTTTCTTTTTGCGCTTGTATAGCATAACGCAAATATAGTCATTTGGTGAGACCCCATTTGTGATTGCTGTATCCAACATGAACCTTGAAGTCAATGGACTTTACGCTCAGTCTTAAGTTATCTTTCTGCTTCTTAATTCTAGCAGGACTCTTGAACGCGAGCTGTATTAGTCTATCTCGGTGTACGTCACTTCCCCAGATGAGACTTTTATCGTTGCCAGAAAGAACCACATCATTTATGCGGTAATCTTTTTTGGTTTTGCCGTCGTGAAGAACAACGTCGCAGAGGTGTATAGGGTCTTTCATAGACCTATAACGCTATTAGCTGTAGGTTATTGTAGTTGGTTTTTGGCCAACAAAACCTTTAGTTCTTGGACTTCTTTGAGCAGTTGCTTCACGTCATCCTTCATTTCCCCGTTATCATTCTCAAGTGCAATCACTCTCCCCTTCAGGTGCGCGTAATCTGAATTGTGTTTAATCCACGTTCCAATTATCGAACCCGCAATGATAATCATCTCAAATTGCGTCAATGTGTCCATGCTACAAAAGTAGTAAAATGAATACTACATTAACTCAAAACCTTCTTTCTGACTTCCTCCTTACTTGCTCTTCTCTATAGAAGGGGTCGAGCTCCGAACCGAAACAAATCTGCCCCCAGTTAGCTAGTACAATTTGAAGGTCGCTAACTGTAAAGAAGCCATCTCCGTTTAGGTCTCCCTCAATCCAATTAAAGTCACCCCAATGGCTGAGCATAAGCATTAAGTCGTTAGTACCTACAACTAAATCGCCGCTGATGTCACCTGCGCAATACGGGTCTCCCGTCGTCATGCCCGGCCTAGTAATCTCAATCATGCTATGCATCCGCTCAATCTGACCTTCAGTAAAGTGTTGCCGGCATGAATCTACATAGTAGTCCATGTGATTGTCCGGTGTGTAGCTGTACAGGGCAGGGGGGCATATTGGGTTCTCGCAACTCCAGTTCAGTTTAGTTGGCGGGGTATCGCAAACAAAGTCTCCTGTCTCCTCGCAATCACCGAGGTTTTGTCCGCAGTTGTCTACGTTCCGAAAGACGTGATGCAAACTTAGGAAGTGACCGACCTCATGGATAAGTGTTTTGTTCTCATCTCTATTATCCAATAGGTGGTCTCCTAGCCTTCCGAATACACTTGTCTTGACCCACACTCCGTCTAGTGTTGTTTGAGGTGTGTACGCTGTCCATGCAAAACCTAGTATGCCTTGACAAAGAGCTGGGAATACATGTACGTTCATTACCGTTTCTCTGTCCCATACGATATCCTCTAAGTAGTCATTCATAGAGTTAAAAGCAAACCCATTGTAAGGAATGCAATTAGTGTTGAGCAACGCATAGGAATCTTCGTACTCATCAAAGTCATGATACTCTATGGCCAATAAATCAAACTCATACATCGCCTCCTCGAACTCCTCATTCAGATGAGCAGCTGCATCGTTAACGATATAGAGCGGTAGATTGCTGTGAGAGATGCTGTCAGTGTAGTAAATGTGAACGACGTAGTTGACCGTCTTCCATTCTGGTTCATCTGGGAAGAACCCCATTGTTCTTACAGCTAAATCCTCTGGCTCACCGAATGTGACACACTGAGAGTTGGCCTTGCTTACAAGCAGGAGGGTTAGCATCCATAGGACAAAGATTGCATGGAACTTATAGCGTGACATGTGGTTGGATTTAGGGTAAAGCATTCCCCCGCACACTATTAGTATTCAACAAGAACGATAGCCATGTTTCCAGAAATGCTGGATGCTGTCGTAGCTATACGTGAGTGCTCTACTAGCACTCTACGTGAAGCGTCCGTTGCTAAGCTTATGCGAAGGTACACGAAAAAATTTAGAAAGTCAAGTGCCTTTATGAGATTGAAAACGATTGCCCGACAAAAGTAGTATTTAAAACCCTCATGCTGATACGCTTTTCAGGTGAAAAAAGCGATGAGTAATGTATGCCCGGGGGATTATACATACACACAGACGCTACGCTGCGCAAACCGAAACGCAATCGCTGACCCCACCCCCTGCAAACGTGTCGGGTTGCCGCCAAACATTCTAGCTTTTTGCTTGCGTGCTCTGCTGGTCTGGTCGATGGCCTGCTCCATCCATGGTCTGAGACGTGAGCTACAGACAACCGATTGGTGGACGAGAACCAAAGACCCAAGGCACAATCACCACCCCTGCATTCGGTTGCTCCTATACGCTACCCACAAATGGGGCATTAACATCTGTTGGCAATTAGCTCATACTAGAACAAGATTGATATCCGTTATACACTCAACAACGCGATAGCTAAATAGATAACATAAACCACATAACACACTGATTATGAACGAGATAACCAACAAAAACAACGGATTGCAAGCGACTATCGAAATGGTTGAGATGCACTTGAAGAGTGCCAGAGTCCTTGCTGAGACTGCATTCGGGATGGCTAAGTTCAGCCTTGAATCCATCGAAAGTGAGTTGCGAACCGCTGAAGCCTTGTGCTTGTGCGACCAGACTAAGCGCAATATCCAAGAGCGTGAGGCAGTAGCCCTAGACGAGCTAGTAGCCGCAAGGAGCACGATGAACGATATCAGGAGAACGCACATCAATCTCAAGTCCAGTATCGGCATGGGAGATTTCTCAGCACTTGCACAATAAGCAGAAACCGAGATACGTTAACACTATAGAAACAGGGGAGGCAATCCAGTCTCCCCACAAATTGAAAGCCATGAGCAAAGCGAAGAAAGACGTCTACCAGCAGGTCACCGACCGCATCATCGAAGGTCTCCAGACCAAGGGTCTCCAGTGGTTCAAGCCTTGGAACGCAGGTGACGGCATGGGTGCTTTGATGCCCATCAATAACACCACGGGGAAAGCCTATCGTGGTCTCAACCAGCTGTTCCTCTGCATCGAGCAGACGGCCAATGGCTACGAGCACAACGAATGGTTGACCTACAAGCAGGCGGCTAAGGCTGGCGGCAATGTGGTTAAGGGTTCTACAGGAACTGAGATTGTGTTCTGGAACATCAGCTACAAGGGTGAGGACGGCAAGTTCTACCGCAAGATTCAGGACATCCCTGTAGGCATGGCGTTCGACAAGCTTTTCAGCCCACGCCTCTGGAACGTGTTCAACATCGCCCAGTGCGAAGGCATCGAGCCACGCCGCAAGCCCATGACTCCGGTCGAGCCAGCGGAGCAGTTCAATCCAATCGGTGAGGCTGAGAAGGTGTACGCAGAGCTGTACCCCACCAAGCACAAGCCCACGTTGGGTCACGGCGGAGCCAGCGCGTTCTACGCTCCAATGCGCCACCACGTCCAGATGCCCAAGCCTGAGACCTTCGTCACCAACGATGACTACTACAAGACTCTGTTTCATGAGTTGGTGCACAGCACTGGTCACGAGGATATCTTGAATCGCCTGAACAAGGTGGCTGCCTTCGGGTCTGAGGACTACAGCAAAGAGGAGCTGGTGGCTGAGATTGGTGCGCAGTTCCTCGTGGGTCTCACAGGCATCAAGCCAAAGGATGACCACGTGAACAGCCAAGCCTACGTCAACAACTGGGTCAAGCAGTTGAAGGACAAGCCGAAGATGGCTCTGTCTGCCGCGAACAAGGCAATGAAGGCTGTGGACTTCATCATGGGGGGAGAGGCGTGAGCCTCCCCTCCGCCCTTCGGGGCGTTAACATTAATTCACAAGTAGCGCACAATAAAACGAATACATCCAGCGTTACTACTATAGAAACGAGAGAAACATGAAAAAATACGACTCAACACCGATTGCCTACGCAAGCTACCCAGAGACTGGAGTAGTCCGAACCGACCGCAAGTTCCGCGCCACCATCCAGTTCTACACTGGTAGTGCATGGGGGAAGGGCACATGGGCATGCTCCAAGACGTTCAACAACGAGAGCCACGTGGACAACTTCATTGCATACATGGAGAGGACTAAGGGCTGGAACGTCGATGAGGTTTGGTATGGAAAGAACCTGACTCCGCTTGAGGACTCTTGGGCGTATCAAGGTGAGGCTGTAAAGACCAAGTTTCACAAGCCTAATGGATGGAAGGCTAGACGCGCCGCCGGACACTAAACAGAAAATAGTATGGGACAGAAAATGATTAAGATAGACACCATGACTTGCGGCAAGCACTTCCTTCCTGCAATCTTCAACGGAGACTTCGAGGGTCTCAACGCAAACGAGGAGTTCCTCCTTGAGCGTGAGGTGGGTTGGTATAACGCGACGGCTGAGGAGGACTACCCAGACTTTGTTAGCATCGAGTTCGAGTGCACGTCAAGTGAGCGATACATCTGTGGATGTGACCTGACAGGACTATTCGGCGAATGCGTGGAGGTAAAGGTCTTCGTGACCTTAGACGAGAACTACGTGAAGGATTAACATCCGTTAACATACTGCGCACAATAACAGCAAACTTGCCGCGTTATTACTACAGAAGACATCATTAAAAACAATTCAATATGAGAGTTACCAAGAAAAACGACATTGCCTTCACGCCTGATTCCAAGTCAGCCATCATCGCACTTGTAAGACTACGCAAAGATTCGTTTGCAAACATCTACAAGATTGAGCGAGCAATCCGAGACGAGTACATCAAGCTTACAGCTAACAGCTTCGGCCTCATCCCAGCAGATTACTATCAGCTCCAAAAACCGGAGAACGCCAAGGCTATGGCAAAGGCTAGGTTGTCTGTAATTAGTGGGGATGATGTGGCTATATGCAAGCGGTTCGTTGAAGTCGTACCAAACAAGTCTGACTACACGATATCGCTATGTGAGGAAGGTGAGGCTGTATTGGAGGAGGCGAACGGCAATGGGTCAAGCCATTCATCATACAGCAGTCGTGTTAGTGAGTACGACATAAACCGAGTTTTAGAATTTGTCTTAGGCAAAAAGAGCATTGACAACCAAGAGCTACTAGACCACAACGAAGACGTTAAAAGGTCTATCAAGAGAGGCAAATATCTCAAGGCAGTACGCAAGGGTAATCCGCTACGCGCTGGACTTGAAGATGGGCGGGTGTGCTACGAGTTCACCGATGCTGTGTTCGATGACCACATTGACATGTTTACTCGTGTACTCTTCATTGGTCACCAACTACGTGTCGTAAAAGATACTGACTCCCCTGTGTATGTCGTAGAAAAACTGACTACCAATTCAGTCAATCCATGGAGGATAGTGGCGTTCGAGGACAAGCTGTACGACGTTATCGTGGGGCTGTCTTATAAGCTACACGACCGAGAACTGCGGGCAGTAGAGTCAGCGATTCGACAATGCGAGCGAGGTATGCCATTGATTCAAGACCTGTTCACACAGGACGAGATTCGACAGCTGGCCGATGCCCAGTGCGTGGAACTGCCAGAGCAGACTACGTTCTCTGTAGTGAAAGTTGGCTCAGAGTCTTTCGGGTGCGTTGAGTGCTCTAAGGTCAAGCCAGAGGCGAACGTGATTGCATCTGGACTCAAGTATGAGGATGCTGATAAGTTGCGAGGGCTATCAGACAGAGATGCTACAGCAAAGCGACGAGTGGAGAACAAAGTCAATCGCATCAACAACATGAGAGAACAGCTCGTTCAAGAAAGGGCTGAGTTGGTTAAGCTGGAGGAGGAGCAAGAGCAGGCTGAAAGCAACTTGACTAATCACCAGAACCAAATACATGCGGCATGATGTTCGATAACGCACACAACCCATTCATCGAGCTTAACCTATCGAAGGAAGAGCTGGTGGAAGCATACAACTTCTTCCAAGGAGTTGACCTAGAATCCCAGATGCTAGTAGCTGATGCACTTGATGCTAAGTACAGCTTGATGGAGTTAATTAACATCCGTTAACAAACGACGGACAATATCTCAGAACAAGGTGCGTTCTAACTATAGAAACACCACAAAAACAATTCACCATGAGTAAAATCATTAAGACAACAGAAGACGGATGGGACTGCGCTCCCGCCATCATGGAGGTATCCGAGCTACTACCACATGCTCGTGAGATGCACTACGAGATTCAGTGTTGCACGCGAAGCATGAGCGCAAAGGAAATGCTCAGTGACCTCAAGGATTTTGTCACCGAACTGCATGACAGGATAGATGGCGCAATCGAAGAGTACACGGGAGTTGAATTTGAAACCATTGAGGAAGATGATGAAGAGTAAAGCCGCAATCCCAGAGAGAGGTCAGTTGACCGACATGATTATCAGCTTCGAGGAGCGACAATCTACAGTTGAAGAAGTATTGGAGTTGTTCTCCGTGCTCATCCAAACTGGCATGGCTTGGTCACTTCAAGGTAGCTATGGTCGTACTGCTCGTCACCTCATCGACCAAGGAAGTTTATCCGAGGATGGCACAATAACTCACGAGTTTCTGCCGTTCTAACTATAGAAACCAAAAAACAATTCAATATGAGTATGTTCGATAAAACCCCACGTCACTTCAGCGTGACACAAAACAAGGCCACCGAAGCCGGAGTCATGAAGATTCAAATCGGAAAGCTTGAGCTGTCAATCACAACGCTCAACGGAATCAATGAAGCTGTAGTGTTCTCAGAGAGCGGAGACCAAGTTTCTGAGACCAAGTTCACAGACTTCAACGATGTCATATCGTTATTCTGGAAGCTAGAATCACTGGACATTTAAGTTAACCCCCCAAAAACAATTCACCATGGGATTAGATATGTACCTGACTCGGAATCACTATGTGAGGAACTGGAGTCACCGACCAGACAGAGACTACAAGGTCTCTGCTAAGATGAACAACAAGAGCGTACCCTTCCTCGGAAGCGTGGGCGAAGTGACCAGCATCCGCGAGGAGGTGCTGTGCTGGAGAAAGGCCAACGCCATCCATAAGTGGTTCGTTGATAACGTACAGGACGGAGATGATGACTGCGGGAAGTACTACGTAGGTATCGAGCAACTACAAGAGTTGCGACACGCATGCCTTGCCGTCATCGCATCGCCAGAGCGAGCCGAGGAACTACTTCCCACACAAGGTGGGATGTTCTACGGGAGCACAGAGTTTGATGAGTACTACTTAGAAGACTTGCGCATGACCGCAAAGGTTATAGAGAAGCTTGTGCAACAGCAAATCCAAGCCAAGGATATGAAGCACTCGATGGACTTCGAGTACAGCTCATCTTGGTAATTAACATCCGTTAACAAACGGAGTGCAATAACCCAGATACTCTGGCGTTATAGATATAGAAACCTAAAAACATTTCATCATGAGTAAAGTAAATAGTAATATCGAGTGGACAGACGAGGCAATGATGGCCTTCTGTCAAGTGTACGCAGGCAACACCAACTCATCGAGAGTGCCAATGCAAGTCAGCTACAAGAAGTATCACAAGCTGAAGATTAATGAGAAGCTGGAGGCATTCAAGCAAGACTGGTCAGAGTACCAGCGTAGGCTCAAGTTTCCCTTCAGCGAGGGAGATGAGTACTGGGTTTATGGTGATGATGGAGTTCTGCGCTACAGCGTATGGGACGATGTGTCCGAGGAAGACCACATGGAAGAACCCGACCGCAAGTACTTCACCTACGAGCAAGGCATGGATATGGCTCGTCGCAACGGAATCCTGAGCGACTATCACCGGTTGACTGGTATTCTTAAAGCACCAACACCATGAGTTACGAATCATTCCGCAACAGAGAGACGTGGTTGGTCAACGTCTGGGGTTTTGTTGATGGTCTAGCAGAGACCTACATCGACACCGAGAATCCGAAAGACCTAACGGGAGCAAGTCCCCAGTGGTGTAGAGATTGCTTCGATATGATGGTCGAGGATACCTACAGCAAACTACCTAACGGAATCCTCAAGGACTTCGTTGATGGATGCCTTCAGACAATAGATTGGCACGAGCTGTCAATTACGGTGAAGGACACAATAAAAGAGCAACGCGAAACGTTGTAGATGTATAAACCATAACCCCTTTTACAATGAGTAAGACAACAGAAGATATGAGCCGTGTGGAGATGTTGACAATGCACTTCGACCTTCACGATAGTAAGACAGTGTGCCGGATGTTCCTTGATGCTTGCCGCAGGTACGACCAAGGCAGGATAGACCAGAGTCAGATGGTGCAGGCATGCATGCTGGCCGCAGACGAAGCAGAAAACCTTGGGTTGCGAGACCCTTTAAAAGAATGGGACTCATGAATGAAGCAATCAACATGTGGAAAAAAATGTGCGGTAATCTGTTGAAAATGTCACGGAAAACATCGAACTTTGCAAAAGCGGTTCACGTCGAGAGGGAAGCTTACAACAACTTGATACGACAACAGAGTGTACTACTTGATGAATACGAAGATTTAGTTAAAGCCTATGATGAGAGCAATCAAGATGCTAATAGCATCACCCCTACTCCTCCTGTCAATCCTACTACACCCAGTAGTGATACTACAAGGATGGATAATGAAAGAAGTTGAATCCTTTATTAAATAGAATATGTCACAACACAAATTCAAGACCACGAACATCCGTGGCAAACAATACGTCGAAGTAAACGAGCGTATCAAATTCTTCCGACAGGAAGACCAGTACAAGAACTGGACAATCTCAACCGACTGCTCCTTGTCTGATGATGGGACGGAGGTTTTATGTAAGACCATCGTAGCAGACACTGAACAACGTGTCATTGCCACAGGAACTGCTCACGAAGAGAAATCCTCAAGCAACATCAACAAGACATCCTTTGTTGAGAACTGTGAGACCTCAGCCATTGGTCGTGCACTTGCGGTGATGGGCATTGGAATAGATGCCAGCATTGCCTCGGCTAATGAGGTCAAAGAGGCTATCGCAAAACAGGACAAGCCGGAAGATGTTGAGCAGGACTACCAAAAGGCGGTGACCTACCTCAAGAACGCTAAAGACCGGAAGGACGCTTGGGGTAAGATTGAAAAGCAATCCAAGACCAAGTTCAGTAAGGCTCAGTACAGCAAACTAGTGGAATACTCCGAAGCCTAATGCTGTCAGTTCAATTAGCAGAAGCCGTAGGTAAGGGTCACTTATCATACAGCTCAGTGAAGTACGCACTGCAAGACATGCGCTTGTGGGAGATGTACATGAGGGGACAGCTCTTCAAGGAGAGCGAAGCCCTAACGTTTGGAAGTATGTACGACTGCCTTCTGTTTACACCAGAGGATTTCGATAAACAATTCTTAGTGCTTAATGACAGCGCAAAGTGTGAAGAGATTGGTGGTCGTGCACCACGCATGACTAACAAGTACAAGGCTTGGGTTAAGGACTTCCAAGAGGAGGCCGAAGAGAAGAAAGTCAAGCTGATTGGTCAGGACGATTTCAAGAAGGCTCAAGAAATGATTGAGAGATTGAAGGTGACTGGTGTCATGGAGGAGTACCTCATCGGTGATTACCAACACGAGTTCAATAAAGAAATCTCAGGCGTTCCTGTACGTGGATTCTTGGACTGCTTGAACAAGGACTACATCAGCGACCACAAGACTACTCGTAGCCTATCGGCATTCCGTTACGCAGTACGGGACTACGGGTACGACATCCAAGCCTACATCTACTGTAGTGTGCTTGGTCTGGATAAGTTCTACTGGGTGGCGCAAGAGAAGGCGTATCCCTACGTCATCGGTGTGTACCAAGCCAGTGACGAAACCATTGAGAATGGCAAGGTGAAGTTTGACAAAGCAGTAGAAAGAATTACTCGATACTTGGACAACAACCTTGAGACAGAGACGTTCTACATCAAAGGATTAATCTAATGAAGGCACAAGAGTTAATCAACCGAGCAAACCTGCACTTTGGTATCGACGTTACCAAGTGTAAGGACTTTGGCAAGGACGGTTTCACCGACCGATGCTTTACAGCATACTATGCCATCACTGAATTGAAGATGCCCTACAAGGAACTGGCTGATGCCATGGACGAGCAGGACAGAACTAAGCTACGCCTAATGTGGCTGTACGCTGAAGGACTTATGGGAGTTGTACAATCCCGCAACCGGTACAAGCAGTTTACATTAACCTTTTAATTTTTTAGACATGGCTGATAACAGCAACGTGTATGTGGGATACACTGAATCCCCACGAGTAAACCAGCGAGTATCATTTACGCTGGAGGAGTTGGACAACTTGAAGCAGTACGCAACTGCAAAGGGTAGAGTTTACATTGATGTAGTCTCTGTACCAGACCGAGAAGACAATCGAAAGATGAAAGCCTTCTGCTCTGTGTATGACCCTAATAGTCAAGGTGAACAGCAACGCAAGGTAGATAAGCAAAGCACTTCTGAAGTGCCATTCTAATTAGTGGTCAAGACCATCGTGACCGCAAGGGGGGAGTCAGTTTCGTGAATTGTTCTGGCTCCCCTCGCTATGCTCTCGTAGCTCAACTGGATAGAGCATCACCCTTCTAAGGTGAATGTTGCAGGTTCGAGTCCTGCCGGGAGTACAAAATTTTATTTCAATGGACATCTTCAGACAAACATACCAAGCCTACATCGAGGCTATCGGTGCAGAACCAAACAACTCAAGAACACGACAGCAGGTAGAGATAAGGGCAGCTTTTGCCAATGCTACATCAGCCTTCTTTCACCACAGCGTGTGTTCAAACCTGTTCAATAAAGACAGGACAACTATCTATCATTACAAGCAGAGTCATGAGATGTATTTTGTCTCAAGCCCTGAATACAGAACGTACTTCGAAACAGCCTCTCGAATCGTGCTGGAAAAGCTAGACTCCTTTAAGAAGGAGGACTTAAATTTAGAGGCTCAAAACTTTCTTTCTCCTCATGAGCAAATTGATACAATCAAAGGCATCATCGAAACTCTCGAAGCCTTCAAAGACCGAATCCAAATCAGACTTAGACGCTATAAACCCAGAACACTACAAGAAGGGGGGCAAGCAAGTGTGGCAGATGATGATAGATATCTGGGGCAAAGACTCATACATCGCGTTCTGCGAGATGAACGCCTTCAAGTACCGCATGCGGGCAGGGAACAAGCCGGGGAACAGCACGGAACAGGACATGGAGAAAGCGAAGTGGTACGAGAACCAGATACAACAGCTGCGCGATGAACAATCAAAAGGTAACCATCTATCCGACAATCTATCGCACACAGGAGGCAGTAATAACATCGTTAGATACAGTTCTAACGAGGATTAAGGAAGGCAAGAGCCAACCAAAGGTTGAGCTAATAAGGGAAGGTGATAAGTCTATTAAGCAAGAACTACCTGCGGTATGTTTTAGCGGAGTCTTTGAGAAGAACAAGCGAAGCGATGACAGCTTAAAGTTTCACAGTGGCTTGGTAGTCCTAGACTTTGACCATGTTGACGTAACAAGAACTAAGTCTGCCTTAGCTGGAGACAAGTACATCATGTCGTGCTGGGCATCACCCAGTGGTGAGGGAGTTAAGGGTCTAGTAGAGATAACAAACACGGAGAGACATCGTGACCACTACCGCTCACTGATTAAATACTTCGATGAGCAGTACGGCCTTGAGTTAGACAGCACCGGAGAGAATGAAAGCCGAGCGTGCTTTGAGTCATACGACCCAGACATCGTTGTCAAGGCTGAGTACGAGAGGTATGGTGGCATGATGTCGGAGCATTCTCAGAATCAGGTTGTTAAAGACTTGTCTGGGAGGACTGACTTCAATAAGATAAACATAGCAGCAGCTATGATACGCAAGGCGGAGGAAGGAGAGAAGCACAACGTTCTTGTCAAAGCCTCTAGTTTGATGGGTGGGTACATTGCCAGTGGTATTGTTGAAGAAGATGTTGCTCGTTGGATACTCGAAAGAGAGATTCAGAAGCGGGACATTGACAATTTGGAAGGGGCTTTGTTAACCATCAGCGACGGTATAGCGAACGGAAAGAAGCTACCGATTAGCGAGGTCATTAACAGCGAGGAGAAGATTAAGAGGGACATGAAGCTGAACGATGGGGACATGTCCTTTATCAGCAGTGACGACATCGACTACGATTGGATTGAGCAGTATGTGGACGGTAAGATACCCTTGGGTCTTAGCACAGGCAATCAGTTCATGGATGAGAGCTTCGTATTCAAGAAGGAGTTTGTCATGATTAATGGACACAGCAACATAGGAAAGACAACCTTTGCTTTGTGGATGATGGTGGCAAGTTCAATGCATCACAACTGGAGGTGGGTAATCTACAGCTCAGAGAATCGTTCTGCTGCTGTGAAGATGAAGCTGGTTCAGTTTGCGCTCAATAAGAAAATTGGTAGCACCACACACATCGAACGTAAGAAGGCTAGGGACTGGGTTGAGAAGCACTTCGTTGTTATTGACAACAGCAAGACCTACAGTTACATGGACATCATCTTGTTTTGTGAAAAGGTGCACAGACAGAATCCGATTGACGGGTTGTTTGTTGACCCATACAACAGCCTTAAGATTGAGATGAGTGCTAACCGTGGGGTCGGCCCTCACGAGTATCACTATGAGGCAGCGTCAGAGTTTCTGACATTCAGCAACAACATGGATGTAGCTGTATGGGTAAACGCTCACAGCATTACTGAGAGCCAGCGCAGGAAAGGCGATGACGGTTTGCAAGTCGCTCCTTACGCAGAGGATACTGAGCATGGCGGAAAGTGGGTGAATCGTAGTGACTGCTTCATCACGTTACACAGAAAGATTCAGCACCCCGATGTTCTCCAGCGCAGGTGTATTGAGATGCACGTTCGAAAGGTTCGAGAGGTGGACACTGGTGGCAAGCCTACTCCCTACGCGCAGCCAATGATTTTTGAATTGAACTCAACACAGAGCGGATTCTCCATGCACGCACCTAACCAAAAGCTATTCACATCCCTTGGTGAACAACTTGTTGGCAAACAAGAGCACTTCTGACCGTACCTTTTAGGGCATGGCTAAACGCCGGAAGAACTTAACAAGACCAACAAAGGGGAGGAAGCGCAAAGACCTCAATAGGGGTTCAGTAAAACTGAAGTCAACTCTTGAGACCTATTGTTACGATAGGCTGAAAGAATCAAAGATTGATTTCGGATACGAGAGCGAGACATTTCAGTTGATGGACTCGTTTAGGTATCCCGGAGTTTATCATAAGTCTACACGGGGTAAGGATGTTATGACTGATGCGACAAACAAGGTGGTGCTTTCGATTAAGTACACTCCAGACTTTGTTAGCCATGAGAATCGTTTCATTATTGAGACGAAGGGTTGGGTTCCGTCACAACACACTTTTCCTTTAAGGTGGAAGCTGTTTTTAAAGTACATGTCAGACAATGACATGGATGACTACATGCTTTTCATCCCTAAAAACAAAAAACAAATAGATGCCGCGATAACAATCATACTAAACCACATCAATGGAGAAGCAAAAACTTAGTCAGCTCTACAGCTACTGTACTCAGGAGATACAGAGGTTGACTACGGAGCTGTACGAGCAGCTTCATGATAACAAGGGTGCACCAACTACGAGTTGGGAACAAACGCTAGACAACGTAAGAAAGTACAAGAAGCTGGTAATCTTGGAACTTGAAGCGATGAAGTCTGCCCTCAAAGAATACATAGAAGAATCAGATGGCGAGCAGCTTTCGTAAAGACCTTGAGTTCGGCAACAGGATAGAGCTTGCTTGGATGAACTTCATGGGGGACAAAACCCTAAAGACATACGAGCAGTCAAAGGGCAAGGAGCCCGGCTGGGATATCGTTGAGTTAAACGATAAGGTTTACTTCGAGGTCAAGTGGGATACCAAATCTTCGGCAGCTTGGTCTTCATACGGAACCCGTAGAGACCCCACTGGCAACTTGTTTATTGAGTATGTAAACCCAAGTGCGGATAAAGACAGTGGGATTCGAGCGTCGATTTCAAAGTTCTGGGTCTATGTGGTTAAGTACGCACCTAATTCTGTAGTTGATGAGAATAGTTTCGGTGACTACAAGGCTCACGCACATCTCTTCAATCGCGAAGCCCTACTAAGATTCTGTGAATCAAGCAACTTGAATACACGCGACACAAAAAGAGACGTGGGTAAGGGCATGCCGGTAAATGCTCGTGGTTGGATTCTCCCTTGGGACATTGTTAATGAATCGAAAAAAGACAGCGGATGGTTGGCTGTTTATGACATCTCTGACTATCTTTCTCTTCCGATTTTAACACAATGAAAAAGATTATTAACAAGGAGTTTGGCGTTCTTCATGAAGCCATTGAAAGTATTCTTCATGTTGAGCTGATTACAACATGCCGAAACAGAGAGAACGTAAATGCCCGTATGATTTTCTCCAAGATTTTACTGGACAAAGGCTACACTACGGTGGCTATTGCTGAGTACTTAGGTAAGACTCACTGCACTATCGTTCATTACAAGAAACGATTTGACGGATACATTCTAAATGATAAAAGGCTAAAGGGTTCTTACGAAAGCGCAAAGGCAGTGTACTTCGGTAGCTTCGACCCAGTGTTTGACATGAGCAACAAAGAACTCAAGGACGAGGTGTTCAACCTTAGAAAAACAATCAAGTCACTAGAGAATGATGTCACCGAAGCGAAGGAATACCTACGCGAAGTGAAAGAGAAGTACGTGTGGAAGGGTGGCTTTGATGGGATACAGGAATTGCTGCATCAAAAGTGTCCGATTGGAGAAGAGACGAATGTACAACGCGCCCTTAACAGTTACCTAAATGGATTACACTATTAACGACCTTGATAAGATTCTAGGCTTCACGACTTGGACAAACAAACAAAAGATGGACGAACTCCTTAGGATGGACTGTGCTTTGCACTGCGGCCTAGGAACGGATTCAACGAAGGGTGAGCGGGAAGCTGTGAAAAGAGAGTCTCGAAAGATTTACAAAGCAATCAAGACGTTTGATGAGCAGAGCGGGGAGATGTTCTTACGAGTAATGGATTTGAAATGAACACACGACCCACTAAAGAGTTTATCGCTGGTCTCAATAAGTTTAAAAGAGACTACCTTATCGAGGTGTTAGCAGAGAACGATGCACTATTGGCTGATGGCTTCGAAGAAGCTTTGATTGGTCACACGCAAGGGGCAAACGTCGTAGCTGTGTACGATTACGACACCTGTGTTGCAATCCTAATCCATAGAGACGGTATGACTATTGAGGATGCTGTTGAGTTTATGGAGTTTAATGTCGTTGGCTCGTACGTTGGAGACAAGACTCCTGTATTCATCTCGTATGGTTGAGCTCTCGGTAACATCTAGCATGATTACCAGAGCGGAAGAACGCGCAGAAGAAATGGGCGCATTGAACAACAGTATCACAGAGGGTGAAGCAAATCTAGAGGCATTCATTGCAGAGCAATCGGTTTCAGAGCACCTGAAACAGAGCCTTGAAGACACTTACGACTACGATTTATTATGGGCACCCAAAGGCAACGTCCTTACAGCCGACATCAAGACCAAGCGCAGAACCAAACTACCATCACCTTACTTCGATTGCCATATTGCAGACACTAGTCTGCATCAGGACTGTGATACATACATCTTTACATCTATCGTCAAGACAGACAATAGCTTCAGGGTGTGGGCACTAGGCTGGATAACCAAGAAAGATTTTCTTAGTAAAGCGAAGCGCGTACGCAAGGGGGATAGAGATGGACGCTTTGTTGAGCACGTTGACGCTTACAAATGCAAGGTGTCAGAGCTCTGGCGAATGCCATAAAGATGTATATTGCATTGCGTTACGCCGGATAGTGCATAGCGAATTTTGGTTACCTTTCAGACCCCTGCTCTTCGGAGTGGGGGTTTTTGTTAGCCACTACATGACTCGCAATCCTCTGGACTTTCAATGTTACAGGTGATTTCCCCCGATTCAATCTTGTCTTCTGACTCCTTAAGTTTCTTCGGGTCAAGAAAGCTGATATCAAATTCTTCTTCGCTCATTTTGTTCTGGATTTCTCAATGGTTCGTCCTGCAAAGTAAGCACCAAATGATGTAAGCATAAGTATCTCAAGGAGAGACACGTAGCTGTCCTTCACGTTGAATGGAAGGTTATCCATAGAGTCTAGCACCATGGTCATTACAAACATTACCATCAAGGCAATCAGTGTTACTGGCCTAATGTACTTAGCGAGCTTTACATCGCTGCTCATGTCGGCTTTCCAACGCTCGGTCACATTGTTTTGGTAAGCAATCTCCGCATCAACACGAGCCTTAGCCTCCTCTGGTGAAACACCCGGCTCTTTATCAAGCAAGTTCTTGACTATGCCAAGTGCTCCTTTATCGGGAAGTAAATCCCCTACAGTGCTGAGTACATTAGGCGCAGCTTTAGCAAGCCACTTGCCTAGACCAGTGTCTTTGATTTTCTTTTTATCATCCATCGTAATCGGTGTATGTAATTGTACATTCCTCACACTCCAGTGCAGCTGCGATGGGAGGGTAAACTCTTTTGTATGCTGCGGTCGAGCCACCGACAAATCCAGTGGACGCGATGTTCTCCGTCTGGGTATTGCCAAGCAAGAGGCACCCGCTAGTATCGTCCTCATCGTTGCCGCAATGAATCAGAATGTGTTCGAAGTTAGGCACATCCAATACCTCAAGCATACCCTTGTGCATGTCGCCAAACCTTTTGGTGTACCTGTCATGGTATCCACCCCAAGTCTTTAGCCTTAGCTTGTATGTTCCCGCAGGGATTCGTGTCTCATGCATGACCTTCTCCTTTCTGTCTTCGTCCTCAAGGGTGAAGCAAAGAAACTCACGGAACTCTGTCCCGTTGCTCACATCAAACAACAGCCCCAGCGTGTCCCGCTCTTGGCTGCTAAACCTCATCACTTCTAGCTTCATTCTTCTACGGATTCTATGTATTGCTCCTCAACGTAGAACGAAGGTCTGACGATGGCCAGATAAGAGTCAATGAATGTCTTGAACTTTTCAAACTCTTGCGGCTCCATGTCTTGACTCTTCCCCCTGAGGTAGGCGTAGTAATCTCTAGCGTTCTTAAGTTGCTTAGGTAGCTTGCGAGCCTCTCTGATATATGACTTGTAGCCCTCTGGGTATTCATCCCTCATCACCTGCTCCGCCACCAATGGCTTGACAGAAGAGCGGAAGCTGTCAGCAGCACGCTTCTTATCAAACACAGATTCTTTGTCTTCGATGACCTTCATGATTCTCTCCTCGCCTATGACCTCACCTTCAAGGGTGTTGCCATACTTTTCTGCAATCACCTCGTATGCAGCGAGTGCCTCCTCGTTGGACAACCTCCTGTCTCTTGGTAGGTCATCCATCTCACGTACAAGAACATCAATCTCTTTACTAGACAGCCCGAACATCTGACCAGCAAACAGGAAAGTCTTCATGTAGTAGTGCAATTCCATTGCTTCCTTGTCTTCTGGTCTAACGAAGTACTCCGTACCGTTGCTCGACACCACACGGTTGGGTGGTAGCGCAAGGTTTTCTGCAATCGTTCTAGCATCGTCAAGGAAGTCTCCATACGGGCCAAGGAATCTAGTGAACCCTTGAGTTACATCCTTTGGCGCAGACTTATAGTACATCGGAACACCTTTACCTAGCCTTGTCCATCTTTCGTATCCATCATCGTCACCTAAATCAAAATCACCTTCCATCATTACATCGTAGGGATAGAATAGGAACTTGTTCAAAGCACCCTTGACTTGATTGTCAAAGATTCCCATTGGAGGGAGCGGGTTCGCATCGACAACAACCTGAGATAAAATGTCTCTCCATCTCGAATCTTTTGGCATCTCGTCTTCGTCATCGTCGATAAAGATGCTAGAGATTGCAGGAATCAAAACCTTTCCGATGTAAGCAAATAGAGTAAGTTCGGCAGCGTGTCCAAGCATAGCAACACCACCCTCTTTTTTAGCTTGCGCATCACCCTTGTAGATTCTCATTGCATCCGAAGAGATGCTTCGCTTCTTATTTACGGCGAATCTTGAGAACGGAAGAAGAATGTTTTGTGCGAGGTAGGCAATGATAGATTTCACACCTTTCTCCTGCATGTACAAATCAGCTGCCTCTCTTGGAGTAGATGCCGCTTGGTCTTTATTCACCATTGCGTCAGCATAGCTCAATGCTGTAGAGTTTGGGGCAACAGCTTCGGCATCCCAATCAATCTGGTCAAAGCTTTCAACGACACCTTCGGTAATCAAGGCATCGCCATAGAATGTGAACCACGATGCTACAGCCGCAACCTTGTCAGTACCCTTAAGGTTCTTCAAGCTTATATCACTCATAGTCCTGACGACCTTTTGAAGACTACCCTCATCAAGGCTCATCCTTCCTGTGTATGGGTCGATGTTGCCCGCCTCGTAGTCCCTCTGGAATACAGGAGAGTTTTGAAGTAGTTTGTACCTGCCATCATCAAGAGCAAGCTTAGCGTCTTTACCCGCTAGAGTCTTCAAGGAGAAGTAAACCATCTCCGATAGGGTTGTAAGCAGATATGGGATAGATTGAATTGGGTTCTTGGTCTGAAACATGACCGACGTAAGAACCGTGCTCTGCTTTAGAGTTTGAATACCGAAGCTACCGAATGCCCTTACGATGACCGCATTACGAAGCAGGTTGATGGGATTGATAAATCTAAAACCAATAGCCTTGAATGTAGGTTGGAACACTGGAGGAACCTTACCAGTATCTTGCTGCACATACAGCATGATTTTCCTCTCAAGCTCCATGCGAACTTTAGCGTTCGGGATGAAGGCTTTCATTGCGTCGCTGTTTAGGACATAGCTTGACCGGACAACTGAACCAACGGTGTTGGATAATATGATGTTGTCTCTCAGCGTTCTCTCATTAGCAGATAGAAAGTCAAGACCAATTCTATTCTTACCCTTGAGTGAACGAGGATTTCTCTCGAAGCTACTTCCGGCTACCTTTTTAGTTTGCGATAGTGAGCTGCTTGCCAATGCATCATTGAGTGAAATTCGAAGGCTTAGCATATCATCTACATCCCTTGCTCCAGTTTCAGGAATAACCTCAAACGCAGTGTAGTTGTCCTCGACAACCAGCTCCTTTCCAAGGTACCTCTCGACGTAGTTTCTAAACGCTGGCATTAGGCTGGAGTGAATGTCCGACGTAAACTGAACCATCTCTACTACGTCCTTACGTTCAGACTCAACCCGAGCAATCATTTCTGAAAGAGTTTCAGCCTGACCAAACATGTAATTGAATGCATCTTCAAACTCATCAATCTCCTCATTAGAAAAAGACTGCTGTTCAGAGTAGTAATCAATCGTTCTACGCATAGAGTTTCGAAGCTCCAAGTACCAAGCCGCCTCAGCTTGACCACGCTCGCCCTCAAACTCAGGCATCTGCTTAGCCATAGAGTACAGCTGCATGATAGCTCTGTCCATTCTGGTTGTTACGCTTCCCCCCTTTTCGGTAATTCTGTTAATCTCATTCTCTAACAACTCAACCACCTGACTGTGAATGAAATCCGCATTAGCAAAGTCATTGGTTAGCTGTGCCAAACCAATAGCAACCCTAAGCTTCGCGAAGGTTATCCTGTCTGTTGGAATCACATTAGACAGATAGGAGTTGACAGTATCTAGCATACCAAAAAGAGCACCTTTTCTCGCCTTCAATCCTTTACGCTTCACAAGTTTTTCAAGCTCGCTAGGCATGTCGATGTTACCTTGAACTAGGGCGTGCATGTACCCGATACCATATACCGAATCATTGATGAGGTAATCGTCAAGCCTGTAATCAAGGTTGATGATGTGATGTCTTTTTAGTTTGTTGAGTCTTGCTCTGAGTTTATCAAAGTCCAAGTCTGCAACGCTATAGATACCAAGGATGTCCGCAATCTGTGTGTCCTCCAGAAGCTTGTCGATATTAGCTACAATTCTTGGGAGTAATACATCATTGATGATGGCATCTTTTTGCAACTCCTCTTTTGTAGCAGCCTGCTCAGCCAAAATTTGAGTAATCAAATCAACGTGCGCCGGGTTGCTTGCATTAAGCACAACAGTATCACCTGTATCTGGGTGTTGGATTGTTGGGTTGTCATCAATGAATTTAAGTATGGCTCTACGACTAGAGGACAACCTACTTCTCTCGTAATTCTGAACCAGTTTCTTGTACTCTTCTTCTACAGTAGTATTGTTCTTTGCTGCACGTAGTTGAGCGCGAGCCATAAACACAGCCTGCCGACCCAGCTCCTCCATTGCTTGATAGTTGCTGAGTTTATTGTATAGAACTACCGCCTCGGTCTTAGCGAAAGACACCCCAACATAGGCTTCAATCTCCGGTTCAAAGACCGCCTTAGCCTTGGACATCGAGCTGATGGTTGACATCAGTGTGCTGACGAATCCCTCCAGCTCGTTCTGTGGTAGAAGTGCAGGATTGATTGAAGCCAAACCGTTTGCAATCTTAGCGTAGGTCGTTACGTTTTTTGCCGCACCGCTTCTACCCTTTGGCTTAGCCATTCTTTTAATTCGCTTCTGCAACTTTTGAGCGTGCTTGATACCATCTAGATATCGTTGCAGCTCAGCCCTAGAGTCTCTCTTGTCAAAGATGACAGAGATTTTGTCGATGAAAGTTTGCATAGCCTCCATGCCCTGCTCTTCAATCTTCTTTCCGCTGGTCTTATGAGCCTGTCGGATAGCCTTAACCATTCCTGTAATTTGAGAACGGGTAAAAGGAGTCTTTGCATCTTCCTTCATGCGTCCATCAATCAGCTCAATAGCTTTAGTCAAGAACTCATTAAAGGTCTTGGACTTATCCTTCAGTTGAATGAGAGCTTTCTGTAGGTTCTTCGCCTTAGTCCCCATCTTACGAGTCTCGGCTGCGTTAGCCATGGCCACGCGCATACCCTCTCTCTTTCCCTGAGAACGCCCCTGCTTATAAGCTACAGCTTTCTTGAACATCATGTCGGCCCCCTCCTTAGACATACCCATGTCCATCAGGGTTTTAATAACCTCACTCTTGGCGTAAGCAAAAGCATCTAGCTGTTGAGATTCATCCAGTCCTGTGACGGGATTCTTTCTGCGCTTATCTCGACTGATAATAGGTGATGGGTACACCTTGTCAATCATCTGAGAAACTTTCTTCAGGAAACTACCCTGAGCCTTAGACTCTGAGTCAACAATAGCTTGAGCCTTGGGTCTAGTTTTACCAAAACCGTAGGCCGCCTGAAGCAAACCCATACTGCCCTTCCATCTACCATCAATAGCCTTACGTTCGTTTGCCTCACTTCTTCGAACACCGTCCTTCTTAGCATACTCACCGTCAGCAAGTTTAGCTTCCATGAAGTCTGCCCTACTTAGACCTGTTTCGTTGTCAAGCATCACATCGTTGACATGAGGTTTGTCTGCGAACAAGTGAATCTTTGGTGTCTTTTTATTTCCACCAGCATCTCTCATGACCACAGCAGCAGGGAATGCCTCATTGCCCGGCATCATATCAACCTCAAGGTCTGAGTCAACTTCAATCGAAGCATACACCACGTCTTTTGGGACACCTTGAAGATGACCCTCAATCATAGAGAGAACAAGCGTCCTCTTGAGTGTGCTTCCAACTTGAGATTTTGTCAGCTTACTTACTCCCGTAATTTCTTTTACCTTATCAAGAGACTTAGGGTTTTCCCTAATCACGGACATGCGCCCGAGGTTAGCGAACAGCTTATCCATGTAAGCTCTCCTTAATTCAAAGGATGTGTTGTCGGTTCTGCGAAGACTTGCCTCCACAGCCGCACGAATGTCTGCCCTCTTGCCCTTAAACTTAACCTTCTCACCGTACCTGCCTTCCTTCTTTGCTGGCAATGCATCAATGATGTCGTTCAAAGAGTCCACGATAAGTTTGTCAATTTGATTTTGTGTAAGGATACCCTCTCCAACTAGCCTATCCATAAGATTAAGCCCTGCTTCCATCGTGGTGATGTTGCTCTTCACTTTATCATCAGTCCCACTGACAAGTAATACGTGAACCTTACCGTCAGGAGACTCACCTCTCATCTTGTTGACGGTGTTTTTAAATGCGTTAGCATCTCCCTTTTGTCCAAACGCCCATGTGTTCTTTGTTCGAACTGGATAAAACAATCCGCCGCCACCTTCAGCCAAAACTTCTTCGTCAAGAAAAACAGTACCAACAAGCATGTGGTCTGGAGATGATACTATCACCTGACTCTCATTAAGCACCTCATCAAACACAGCGTTGTGAAGTACAGCATTAGCACTTTCTTCAAACTCACCATCTTCTACAGCGTATCTGTTTGAGATGCGACCAAACTTCTGTGCCTTGTTGCTAAAAGACACCTTGGTGTCCATGCCATCTTGACCCGGAAGGATGTGCTGAAACTTAATCGTCGCACCGTCTTCTGTGGCTATGCTAAATCTCTCGTCGGTAACGGGAACCTTCTCTACATCCTTAGCAAGGACGAGGGCACCAATCTGAATAACCTCAGATGCAGACACAATCGGGTTGCCGTCCCTCTTGTCATAGAACCAGCTGTGACGGAAGGGATTCATGCCCACCTGCACCCATCCCTCGTGCTTTCCTACAGGGTGGTCTGAGACGTTGTACTGGTCGCCAGCCATGATGTCTACCGCACGCTGACGTAACTCTTGCGAATCGTGATTTTTCCAATCGCCGAACATCCGAGCGATAGGAGCCTTCCCTTTCTGTGTAGCAATTTGAAATGCAGCCTTCGGCATGGCAAGGAACTCAACATTACTAATCAGTCCCGTTTGACCATACCCAATAGAGCCCCCCATATTGGGAGACCTCACGTCATTGGTAGAGCCTTGGTGAATGGAAACAACCCACACATCGTAATTGTCGTATGCAGGTATGTCCAAACGAAGCGCAACATAGTACCCCTGAGGTATGGTCTTGTTTACGTCAATGATTCCAGCGTTCAGCTTATTGGATGTAAGGGCACTACCAACATCTAGTATGCTTGGAACCTCGGGAACAGTGGGGAACGGAGTAATTGGTGACTCCCTCCTGATAATCTCAATGAACTGCTCCTGATTGATTTCTTGGGCAGCGTAGTTCTTGAGAGCCTCTACGACAATAGGCTTTCTTTTTTGACGTTGACTTTCCGGAAGCAAGAGTTCCTTCTTTCTCTCCTCAAGTTCAGTCTCGGTGAGGTTAGCTTTGGTGAGAAAGTCCTCTAATCCGGGCTTGTTTTGAAGCTCTCTAATGAATGCCTGTGCCTTACCGTTGGCAAGACCTTCTGCATAGTTGAACGCATCGTCGTATTCATCCATGCGGATACCGTCCCCAACCTTTCCCTCACCCTTAACAAAGAACACAACGTCCGGCTTATCTATGAGCGGTGAGTCAGGGTCATTCCAACCCTCTGGTGCAAACTCCTCATTGAAATCAAGCCTAGCAACTGGCTTCCATCCATTGCTCACGTAAAGACTCTCAAGCTTTGTTGCAAAAGCATCGTAAAACTTACCTCCCTCCCTTGCTCTGATGGCTTGAAGAGGTGCGCTGATTGCCCTTAACTGTGAGTCAGGGTTCTTAAACAACCCACCCATGTATCCATCAGATTTAAGGTACGCCCCACCAAGCCCATCCTTAGTCATGAACAGCTTACCTCCGTCGTCTATGATTTTCTGTGCGTCCGCCTCCGATAGAGCATCGACCTGAAGAACCATCTTCATCTTGAGCTCCTTCATTCTGTCCGTGGCCTCAGCCATAGAAGCAGCCCATCGACCCGCATCAGTAACCTCCTCTACATCCCTATTCCTAGCGTAGATTCCTTGAGCCTTGGAACTCATGTCCTCAAGCTCCACCATCATAGCGTTATACCCAGCACGAACAGACGCATCACGCAAGTCTTCGGTAGCTGTTACCGCCTCGCCTGCCGCCAACTGACCAGTCATTTTTTGAATAGCTGTAACAAGGTCATCGAGCCTAGGGTCGGCTTCCGTCATGTCTACCTCAACACCCGGAATGGTATTGACAGCCTTAGCAACAAAGTCTTTGAACTGATTTACCAAACCTTTCTTTACCTCAATGCCTACATCACCAGTTGTAATGTCTCCAAGAAGCTCAACCAAGAACTCCTCAGCGGTCATGGGGTCACCCTCCATCTCTTGAACCTGCCTTCTATTAACGCCTCTCTGACCAGCAAGGAAGTTGTTGTACTTCTTTCGAAGGTCTCCAGACAAGCCCTTGTACAGAGAAACAGATAGCTTTTGTAACGCCTCCTCCCCCAAGGACTCAAGAACAAGGTCGTGAAATGCCTCGTGAAAAGATGTGTTCTCCATTGCAGCTGGGGCATAGATGTGAATCTTACCCTTACCTGTCCACATTCCGCGACCAAGAGCTTGTCCTGTCGCGTTCATAAATGATGTGTCTGTTTTGTGAATTACAATGCCTTCAAACTTACCTGTCTTGGATAGTGCTTTAGCTACAGTTACAACATTCTTTAAAGCACGCTTCATGCTCACCCCGGTGCTTAGCTTTTCAACTTGGTCAATCCTATTGAACGTCACCTCATTAATGGCATCAAGAACAGAGTCTGCATTTTCTCCAGTTACAGTAGTGGATTCTGAGTCACCCTCAAACAGAGAGCCGTAGTCATTGTAGTACCTATCAATCTTAGAAATTCTACCACTGACACGATTAAACTCTTTGTTTATATCGAGGTCATACTCCATGCCAAGCTCCTTCTCAAGCTTGGTTCTTTCCTCAAGCAACGCAACCATCTCTGCTTTAAAGCCATCTCTCGTCTCACCCTTTTCAGTTCTTTCAAACTGTAATCCCAGTTGGATAATCTTCTTCTGGATGCCAGTCAACTGAGACCAAGCCTCGTTATTGTTTTCGTGTAGGTCTTCGTAGAACTTTCTTCTGTTCCGGTTTCGAGTAGCCCTACCCATTACAGCCGCCTCCAACTTCCTGCCAATCTCTTGTCTCGTGGCTTGGTCTGGAGCTGTATCGTACTCCTTAGTGAGCTTCTCGATTTGAATAGCGTCACGAACTGAAGGCAGCGATGTTACAGCCATAGCTCCCGCGTAGATAGCACCGGGAATTTGAGCCGTAACGGAAACACCACCGCCAAGCGCGATACCACCGTACACACCGTCCTTTACGTCAGCCATCATGTCATCAAAATCAAACTCCACGTTGGGGTTGAATGATGTGCTTGTAATGTACTGAATGCCCGCAGTAACACCTTCGGTAACACCCTCCTCAATCATACCAATACCAGTTGCCTTTAGAAGACCCTTAACAAAGTTCTCCTTACCAACTTTAGAAAGCCTACCTAATGCTCTTGCGCTAATGTTTGCGGCGACTAAGGCTGGCAATCCCTCGGCAACACCCATGATTGAAGTGTATGCAGACTTCTCAGCTCCACTCATTTCTTGGAACCACTCCTCGTCCCTTACAGCATTGTACTGAGTACCCATACCCATAGCACTGGTAGCGGTAAATGCACCTGCGGTCTGGCTTGTTTTGACAATCTTCTTTGCCTGAGATATAGTTTTACCAGCAGCCATAAACTGTCTGGTCTTTGCAATTTGCTCAGCTCGACTCAACCCTTTAAGTGAGGTTCTAAGTTGCGAAAGCCCTGTGCTTCTTGATGCTGCCCCTCTAGTGAGTACCCCTGCAACGATTGCGCCACCCATCATAGGAACAGATTCACCCCCCATTCTGAGGTAATCATTAATTAAGTCGTCAAGCTCTCCATCATCTCCCTTAAGAGACAACACCTTGTCTGTCTTAGCTGCAAGTCTCTCTAACGAAATAGGAAGTTCCTTTGCAATTTCCTCAGCCTGCGCACTCCCCTCTTCACCAGCACGAATGGCCCATTGTGTGAACCAGTTGTCGTCACCAAACATTGAAGCGACCGCATCGCCAAGTATGAAGTTGCCACCAGCCATGGTCTCTTTCCACGCCTTGGATACCGAACGCCCAAACCCAGCAAATGCACCACCCTCAACGACCTCTACACCGCCGATGTATTTGTCTTCGTTCAGGTCAACTGAGAGTCCGTAATTATCATACAGGTATCTCTCGTAATCACTTACTTTTTTAGGGTCTTCGAGAATGGATTGAGGTAGGTTTTCCCTAAGCTTAGCACCAGACCTAGTGGCGACACCAGCTCCTAAGTCTTGAAGAGATTTAGATACCTGATTCTTAAGCGGAATAGGGGTTAAGATGTCCTCCCCCTCAAGCTCTGGGTTTCCAGTAAGGTCTCTGTAAACCTCATCAGTTACACCACCTAAAACCCTTCTATTGATTTCAAAGTCAGGGTCACCCTCTTCAATCAAGAAATCTACAAGTTCTTTTTTAGCTGTGAACTTTTCGTCCTCGGTGCTTGATTGGTTGAAAGCGTTTAGAAAGTCCTGATAGCTACCTTGACTATTTTCATAGTTGACAATATCTGTGAACTTGGATACATCAAACTTTTCGTAAATCGTTTGTAGGTATGCGTTGTCAAAAGACGTGGCATAATCATTCAGGATGTCCGCCTCAAACTGCGGAACCCTTTTGTTACCTATCCTCGGTGCCGTAAGAAAATCCGAAAGTGCAGTGTCTTGTTCTCCACCCAGAGATGTAGGTGAACTTGAATCCAATGAACCCACCTCCGAAACCAAGGGAGATTGTGAAGTTTCTTCTTTTTTTTTTTGACTATTGTACTGGGCAATAATCGCTAGAAGT